AATATTTAAAAAAAAAAAAAAAAAAAAAAAAAAAATTGGAAAAAAAATAAAAAAAAAAAAAAAGAAGAAAAAAAAAATAAAAAAAAAAATAAAAAAAAAAAAAAAAAAAAAAATCATCTTCAAGTTCAACTAAAAAATCATCTTCAAAATCAACTAAAAAATCATCTTCAAGTTCAACTAAAAATTCATCTAAAAAATCAAGTGAAGGGAAAAATAAAAAGAAAAAAGATAATAAAATACGTGAAGTAAAAGAAAAAAAAGAATTTGAAATAAGTGAAGAAAAAAAACAACTTGAATTTGAAAGAAAACAAAAAGAAAATGAAAGAAAACAAAAAGAACACGAAATGAGTGAAGAAAAAAAACAACGTGAATTTGAAAGAAAACAAAAAGAACATGACAGAAAACAAAAAGAACACGAAATGAGTGAAGAAAAAAAACAACGTGAATTTGAAAGAAAACAAAAAGAACATGAAATGAGTGAAGAAAAGAAAAAAAAAGAATTTGAAAGTAAACAAGAACAACCGTCTAATATTTATGATAATAATACAACATTAGATAATCTAAATAATGAAGCATCAGGTAATCTAAATAATGAAACATCAGGTAATCTAAATAATGAAACATCAGGTAATCTAAATAATGAAGCATCAGGTAATCTAAATAATGAAACAACATATAATCTTAATAATACAACATTAGATAAACAATAATTAATAATTATTTAATAGAAAGTAAACTTATATAAAGAATATTAATATATATTATTATGGAGACTCAGGTAACTAATTATGGATTTAATGATTTAAATTTAAAAGATGAACTACTAAAAGGTGTTTATCTATATGGTTTTACAAAACCTTCAAAAATACAAATTAATGGTATACAAAATATATCATCCGGTAAAGATTGTATTTTACAATCTCAATCAGGAACAGGAAAAACAGCAACATATTTATTAGGTGCACTTAATAGAATTGATATTGAAGAAAAAAAATGTCAAGGAATTATTATAACACCAACACATGAACTTGCAGATCAAGTGTATGATGTAGCCACAAAATTATCTAAATTTTTAGAAATTAATATTGTTAAATGTATAGGTGGTACAGACGTTAATGAAACAAGAGAACAAATTAAAAGTGCACATGTTGTTATTGGAACAAATGGTAGAATATCACATATGATTAAAGAAAAACGTTTAAATTTATATGGTATAAAATTTATTATATTAGATGAAGCAGATGAACTTTTAGCTGACGGATTAAATGAAAAAATTAAATTTATTTTTGATAAATGTTCTGATGGAATACAATGCTGTATGGTTTCAGCAACTTATCCTTCTCATATTTTTAATATATCAAAAAAAATTATGGATAATCCAGTAAAAGTTTTACTTAAAAATTCTGAAGTTGCTGTTGATCTTATCAGTCAATTTTATGTTAATGTTGAAAAAGAAGATTTAAAATTTGATACATTATTAGATTTATATTCTTTAGTTTCTACATCTCAAGCTATTATATTTTGCAATTCTGTAGAAAAAGTTGATTGGTTAAAAGAAAATCTAGAGAAAAATAATTTTGTTATTACATGTATTCATGGAAAAATGAATCAAAAAGAAAGAGAAACTATTGTTAAAGAATTTAGAGATGGTAAAACGAGAATTTTACTAACAACCGATTTATTATCAAGAGGTATAGATATTTCATTGGTAAATCTTGTTATTAATTATGATTTACCAATAAATAAAGAAAATTATATACATAGAATTGGTAGATGCGGAAGATTTAACAAAAAAGGTGTTTCTATAACAATGGTTAAAATGGAAGATCCTTCAGATGTTAAATTATTTAATAAGTTTAAATATCACTACAAAATAAATATAAAAGAATTACCTGAAAATATTCAAAAATATTTATAATTTCTTATTATTTATATGAATAATAAGAACTTATTATTAATTGATAATATAAATTCATATGATTTATTAGATAAAAAAATAATTAATGATGAATTTATAAATTTATATATAAAAAATAATTTTTGTGAATTTATTTACAATTATTTTATTGAAACAGAAAATAAACAATATATATTCAGTTTATTTTATTTATACAAAAATATAGGGTTAATTATTTTTGATAAAGAATTTCTGGATTTAAATGAAAATATATATGATACCATAATTAGTGAAATAAAAAATGAATCTTTTTATTTATCAAATAATTTTATTTATTCAAAAATTTTATCAAATAATAAAATAAAAGAAATTATAATTGATTATATTGTTAATTATTTTAATAATAAAATACACAATATAGATTATAATAAAATAAATTTTATTGATAAAATTATTTGGATTAATTTAGAACAATCAATAAAAAGAAAAAATTATATGGAAGATATATTAAAGTTTATTAATATAGAATCCGAACGTATTAACGCAATTAATGGTAGACATATTAAAAATTTTGTATTTAAACATTCCCTTTCTCCAGGTGAATTAGGGTGTACATTATCACATATAAAATCAATATCTTCATTGGAAAATTGTACGGGTGAGTATTTTATGATTTGTGAAGATGATGTTTCATTTAATAATATAATTTTAATTAATAAAACATTAAAAGATATTATTTTAAATGCTCCTAGTTTTGATATTCTTTTACTTCAAAAAACTTATAGAAAATCTTTTGAAAAAGATTATATTAAATGGAATGAGAGAATTTATGGTAGTGTATGTTATATAATTTCAAAAAAAGGTATAAAAAAATTTATTGATCAAATTGCAAAATATGATAAAAATCAATTTAAAATTTTTAAAAAATTAAATACATCTGATAATTTTGTTTTTAAATATTTAGATACATGGGTTTATAAATATAATTTTATTACAACATTAGATGAAGAATCAACTATTCATAGTTCTCATCTTAAATTTCATGAAGAATGTAATTTAGCACAACTTAAATATATAATTATGGATTTATTTTAATTAGTTGGAATAAATATATCATTTTTTGTAAATCCATATTTAATTACATCTTTAAATAAGGAATCTTCTTCCAACATTCCAAATGTAGGTCTTCCTCCTGTTTCATCTTTTGTATATTCTGAATTTTCTATTTTTTCTGAGTCTAATAATAATTCAAAAGCACCTGTACCACCAGGTATTACTTTTCCAAGTAATATTCTTGAAGATACTGAATTTGTTGTATCTTTTTCATTAAATATAGCTGCATTAATAAAATGATCCATTGTTTTCTCAAATGATGCTTTAGTAAAAACATCGGAATCTAATTTTCCTAAACCATGTCTATCAATTGATGTAATATTACCTGTATGTGTCATCATATCAATCAAAACAGACATATGATTATGATTTATTGCATCACTTCCAAAAGTACTCATAAATTCATTTAATAATGTTTGTCTTGCTGCTTCTACACCATATAATCTATATGTTGTTGCAATATCATTACTTAGAGTTCTAGTCATATTAATACCTTTAATATATTTTAGTTTTTCAATATTTATACCATCAGTATATACAATAAATTCATCATGTAATTTATAATCTCCTGTTTCTTGATCTGTTATTAATCTTTTTGATGCTTCCATATTAACACCATTTATATTATTAATTCCTTTTAATATAATTTGATCTAATATAATTTTTAAGAAATCTGTTAACATAGTATAATTAAATGATGACATGTTAAATCTAATATGTATTATTTGATCATTTTTATCATTATTTGATAAAATACAACATCTTGTTATTTTAGTAAAAATATCTTTTTCATTCTTTTTAAGATTTTTCAAGTTACTAAAATTCTTTTGCCAATAACTTATAAATTTTGTTTTAATATCAAGTAATGTTGTTTCTTTATCATGTAGTTTTTCCATATTTAGTTTAATTCTAAATACTAATTGTAATGATGATAAATCTGCTTTTTGGTTATTAATAAAAAATGGATTTTGGACATTATCATTTTTTAATTTCTTTGATAACTCATCATTTGTTCCACTGTCAAAATATATTTGTGCGGAATCTATTAATTCTCTTATTGTTAAGAATTTTAAATATGATGCTATTTTGTTAACTTTATTTTTGTTACCAGCTATATCATCATTAAAATATAATTTCATTTGTGGAGTTTTAATATCTTTGCTATAATGCAATAGCTCTTCAATTCTTGGTACACCACCTGTACTCTTTGATGCAGAACCTGCACTGTGTTTTGTATTTAAAGTATTATGAACAATTATACCATTATCTATCATAAATGTTTGGTTACCAGGTACTGTAAAGTCATATACATATATTGATTGATCTGGAGTATAAATTTCTATCTCTTTAATTTCATCCCAAATTACATTTGATTCTGCTGCTTGTTTTAATATGTTTAATTCATTTTCAATTAAATGTTTATTTTCTTCAGCTTCAAATATTTGAATGTATTTTTGTAATGTTCTTCTTCCAATAGAATCTTTTTTAACCCATCTTCCATAAGTTCTACTTTGACCAGGTAGTTTAAGTTCTTTACCACATTTAGCAATAATATCACCAAGACCATTTATTTTATCTATTTCATCTGATAAATTATGAATATCATCTCTTTCAGTATATTGTACAATTGCATCAAGTTTATCTTTATGTAATACTGAACCAATGTGTTCTTTATATAATGAACCATATTTTGATGGTATATCTAAATCATACATTTCTGAACCTTTAACTAAGCTACACCTAATATGACTAAAAATATCAAAGTAACTTAGTAATAATGCAATATCTGTAATTAATTGTTCACTCCTGCTACATACTCTAATATTATTTCTTGAACCATGATTGTTCAAGTTACCGTCACCATCAAAGTATCCTTGAAGTAAACCAGCTTTAAACTCATTTGGTGCTAAAAATGCAAAATCTGGCACTTTTTTAACAAATGATCCATTACCACATGTTTCATTAATTAATGTTGCCAATGCTTTATAACAAAAAGTTGTACTAATAGATGGACCATATTCACCTTGATAGTTTCTTACTATTACTTCTCTATCCAATAATTTAGCAAATTTTGTTACATTATTAATAAAATCTTCTGATATATTACTAATTGATATTGTTCCAGTTATTTTATTTTGATTTGTTGACAAATTACCTTCTGCTAAATATGCACCAATAAACCATCCAAATAAATGATCTAGTTTATATTTTTTATCTTGAATTTCTATTTCACTTTGAACAAAGATATTATCAATATGTTTAGCAACGGGAATACGCATACCAACTTTTAAGTCAGCACCTAATATTGGTTCAACAGTTTGATTTTTTCTAATTAAGTGAGAATGACTTAATGTTGTTTCAACGGATCTTCCACTTCTTGTTTTCACTTTAATGATTTGACCATTTACTGGATGTTTACTTACATGTGAAATTTTATTCCAATGTGTTTTTTCTTGTCCATCAACACCTACAATATAGTACTCTTTATTTAATGTATCAAGATCAGTTTCAACACTATTTTCATGACCAGTATTATGTGTTAGCTCAGGATTCTTTTTAATTATTTTATTTATTAATTTTCCAATTTCACCAGAATATAATTTTAAACTATTATTTTTCTTGTTTTTGATAACAACTTTTAAATGATGAAAATGCATCAATGACATCTGTGATGTTGGCTCACCTATAGATTGTGCAGCTATAATACCAACCATTTCTCCAGGCTCAACAAGAGCTTTTACAAAGTTTAATTTAATATCTTTTATTATACTATCAAATTGTGTTTTTGTTAATCCATAGTTAAAAATACATTTTTTTGGACATAAATAATTATGAATTGCTATTTCTAATAAATATTTCAACGATCTATCATCATGTAATAAATGCTTATCTGTTTCCTTCAAAGATGGAAGTAATCTTGTTTCTTCTGATATTAATAATTCTTCAATTGAATCAATAATATATTGAGGTGTTAATTCAAGATTTTCTTTTTTATTTGAATAATCTTGAATAATTCTCAATAAGTTAACAGGTAAGAAGTATTTTTCTTCTAATACTTTGTAATTATTATGTGCTACTTGTTGAATATTTCTCAAGTTATTTCTGAATGTTAATATTTTTTCAATATAACTTTTATTTAATTTTGAAATATCTTTTAGTTTTAATTTTGATTCTAATTTCTTAATTTCTTCTGTTGAAAAACCAAATACTTCATTTATTTTTTGATTGTTCATACTTAACATTTCTATTGGTAACATTGTTTGTTTTGATTGTTCAATACCATTTTCACCATAAACATATTGAATAATTACATTTTTTGAGTTACGATTAGTCATATCATATTTTATTGATAAGTCTTCAAGACCTTTGATCAATTGCCTTTGAATATATCCAGTTTTTGCTGTATCTCTAACTTGAAGTCCATTTGCTAAACCGAAATTAAATGTTGTTGGTATTGTTAAATCATATACTTTTGGATGTTTACTAACATCAATCAAATTTATTTCAGTAATTTCGTCAAGAATAACATTATTTAATGTTTTAACAGTTAAATGAGATTTTATCCATCTTTTTTCTTTCATTTTTTTATTTCTAACATCTTCAAGTAATGTTATTTTATCAGAAAATTTTTGCGCCCACTGTGCAGATATTCTTAATCTGTATGATGGTTTGATATTTTTAGTACCCAAATTATTTTCTTTTAATTTTGTAACATACATTTTACCATAAATTCCTAAACGAGAACATAACATAAGAATTCCTTCTATTAAACGTTTTGAACAGGAGCTTGCATCAATTGAATTTTTAGTAATACAGCCATCACCGGAAAAATAACCATTTAATAAACCACAAATGAATTCATCAGATGCAATAAATGCTTCAGATGGAACAAACTTATTTTCTGCCCCTCTTCCTACAAGTTTAGTTATAAATCTTGTTAAAATAGTAGAATTACCTCTAATTGACAAAGATTGACCTCCTATTTTATTAATTTTTTCTTCCTCTTTCCATTCAATTTTATAATTATTAAACCATGATTTTACAAATGATTTAATATTTTCATTAATATTAGTTATTCTTATTGATTCACCAGAAATACTACCTTCTGATAAAAATAATCCAATAAAAACACCATTAGTATAATTAAGTGGAAACTTTTCAGGTATTATTGCTTTACTTCTTTTTGCCTTATAAGGATAAACACCATTTTTATTTATATTTTCCGTATTTGATCTCATTGTACACCTTTGTAATGATGCTTTTTTTGTAAATGGTAATGTAAATGTATTATTATTATTTTTATTCCACCAACCGGATTCAATTTTATCATAACCCTCCATTGACTCATTCATTAATTTAACTGCTTTATCATATTCTGATCCATATAAATATTCTTTCTTAGATAAGTAATTAGATAATTCAATATATTCTTGAATAATTGGAGGTTTACACAATTCTGCTGTTACAGGAACACTATCTCCAATCTTAATTTCTGGTGTTAAAACTTCTTTAAATTCATTTGTTTTATTATTCCAAATCAATAAAGATTTAGAATCAGTTACAGTTACATTTCTACCACCTTTTGTTTTTATTTCATATAGTCTTTCAGTTGGATCATGACGTGTTACTGCTGATACTTCACCCCAAGATACATTACCTTGATAATCTGTTGTTGGAATGTATATATTTCTTGTGTCTAATAATTCCATTTGTTTTTCTTCATAATGTTGAACTTTTTCTTTATTATTATTCAATAAATTATCAATCCATTTACCTATTTCAATATATTTTGGTTCATTATTTTCAATAATTACTATTGGTGTTTCCCAAGTTACTGATTTTATGGCCGTATCGATTAATCCTTCTCTACCTGCCATTGCATCATAAAAATATTCAAAAGTATTTACACCTTGAACAAATGAAGATTTGATAAAACCTCTTGCTTCAGGTGTATCATCATCTCTATGAAATATTGGTAATGATCTATTTTCTACTTTCTTTTTAATTCTACTTCCTTCAACAGTTTTTTGACCTACACAACACATCATATGTTGTACATTCATTATACTACCTTTTGACTTAGAATCCATCATAACAAACAAGTTATTTTTATTATCTAATGTTTTTGATACTGTATTACCAATATCTACACTAAATGCATTTAAATCAGATCTTAAAATGTTTTCAACTATTGATGGATCTAATTGATCTATATCATTTTCATATTGTGTTAATAATACATTGTATTCATTAATTTTATTATTTGTCATTTGTTTTACAAGTTCATATACTTTATCAGTTGACATTGTATCACCAAAACCAATAGTAAAACCTCTATGAGCTAAAAATGCTAATACAAGTCTTTGACTATCATCAATAAATTTTCTTGTTTTAGTTGGTCCATATTTATCCCAAATAAAATGAATAATTGAGTTTTTAACTTTTGATAATGTTGATTTATCTAATTTACCTATTGTTAATTGACCATCAACTATTTCAAATGTTTTCTTATCATTTTTGATTTGTACAGTATTAATACCTTTTGGTATAATATATGAAAATATTTCATGACCTGTATATATTTTTTCCATATCTATTTCAAATTTTGTATCTGAACTTGTGTTACATAAAAAGTTTGCTACATCACTTCCTTTTACTCTTACATCTGGTTGTGTTAACAAATATGCACCTGATAATGCATCCTGTACACAACCAATAATTGGATTTGAATCTTTTGCTCCGATAATTTGTAAAGCTACGTTTGCTATTCTTCTTAATTCATTTCTTGCTTGTATTGATTGTGCAATATGCACATTCATTTCGTCACCATCGAACATTAGTTACCTATATTTTCATATAACCATACTTTGTTGATTAATAAACATGATTTAATAATCATGATGTAATTTATTAACCCCCGAATATGATCACCATTACTGGTGGGATTAGACTATATCTTAAGCACTCATTGAAGTTAATTAGACTTCTCGTACCCACTAACATTTAGTCGTTGAACCTTATTCTTATCCTTATTATAACGGATTTAAGAATCTTGGCTGCGGATTGTCCTAAATAACATATGTTTTTACTATTGGGAACGGTCATTACCCGTGGTCCTTTTAAATGTTTCCATAGAAAAGTAGTAATATATTATTGTAAATTTTTGAAATAATTTTTATAATCAATTATTTACAGGAGTTTCCCGCAATTTGAAAGTGTTGCCCATTACACATGGACTAGGATGTAAAAAGCTTTATATCGCTCATCCTTTTACAGACACGATGGATTTTCTATCTGCATTATATGGACCACATACACTGACATTTACTCGTAAAGTATTACAATCATCACGATCAATTACATGTGCTCTATGACCCATCATAGAAGGTTTGTGTAAAGTTGGTTGACGGTTGAAAAGGAGCCAATCATCATTAACTACATGTCTTTCAACTATATCACCAATATTTAATTTTATAGCCTTCTTTCTATATTTTAAATCTATTTTAAGTATTTCTGGTTTACCGTCTTTATAAACTGTTCTAAATACAAAGTTAGCACCTGGATAATCATCTCTACCATTTTTAACCAAATCTGTTAAATGTTTTATATTAAATGGTGTTACTTCCTCTGGAACTGTTAATTCCATTGCTATTTTTTTTGGTATACCTACTTGATCAATATCAATGTAAGGATCAGATGTAATAACTGAACGAGCACTGAAATCAACTCTTTTTCCCATGAGATTACTACGTACACGACCTTGTTTGGCTTTTATACGTTCTGAAATTGATTTAATTGGCTTACCACCAGTTTTAAACTCTGATTTTGGTAATGAGATATTTTCATTATCAAAATATTGTACAATATGTAATTGTAATAAGTTCATTATATCTTGGTTATATGCTGATATTTCTGTGTTATTTACTTCTTTGTCCATTTGTGCACGGACTCTTTTATTGCTATTAATAATATCTGCAATTTTTAAAGTCAATGAATCTTCCATAGTCGATGACTGCATAAAATCTATTTTTGCTGTAGGTCTTATAACAACTGGAGGAATTGGAAATCTTGTTAATATTAGATCTTCAGGTCTTTGTAATTTTGGATTAAATCCAAGAATAAAACATTCTGTATCAGATAAGTTTGATAATATATTATAACATTCTCTTTGCGTTAATGGTCTTATTATTTTTTTACCCTGTTCTACTATTTCTCCAGTTTTTTCATCAACTACTTGACTTGTAATTTCTCTTTCTAATATTAATTTTAATGAAGCTGCACTTTCTTTTTCTTCTTTTTTTATTTTACCTACAGGTGTACCACAGTTTGGACAAAAATATACATTTTTTGTTAACTGTTTAATTTCTTTAAATCTACTATCCGGTTTTTTATTTACTAATTTTTTATATACATTATCTACACGATCAATTAATACTTTTGAACATTGTAAACATATACATTGTAATACTAATTTTAAATGAGGTAAAAATCCATAATGGTATGCATATTCTGCTAATTCTGTATGACCAAAATGCCCAGGGCAATCATTCGCATCCTGACCACATGTTGTACATGGTAAATATATATCACATGTACCTAATCTTAAATCTACTAATCCACCTTTTATAGGTTCATAGTTTTGATATGACTCTGGTAAATTTATACCAAAAGGATCATTTGATACTGTTGAATATTGTTTTACCTCTTTATTTGTAAATATACAAAACTCTACACCTTTAATAGATTTGACATCTTCGCTATAATACTTGGGATCTGTTGACATACTTATTTATATAAGGGAGAAACCTTTATATAATTAAATAATCAAATTTTTTTTAAATTTTATTTCAAAGTTAGTTTAAATGATTGAAAAAATTATTAAAGATTTTATTGATAAATTTCTACTTGAAATAAAAAAAGAAGAAAACCAAAAGAAATTAGAATATGAATTCCTTAATCCGTTACTTACACATTATACTAATAAAGTTTATCCCTATATTACTTTATTGATGATTTTATATTGTATTAATTTATTGTTAATTGTTATTATTTTAGTTTTAATAATTATGTTTAATCGTAAAAAATAAAATTCTAAACTAAAATAATATGAGTAATAATTATTTTTCTTTAAATAGAGCTTTAGAAAATAGTAGTGATACTTCAAATCCTGTTATTACTAGAAATAATATTATAAATAATACTAATAATAGTAATTTTTTAGATTATCCTGAACAAACAAGAAAAACCATACCTAATCAATTTAATAGTTCGCAACCTGTTCAAAATATTAATGGTTTACCTAATCAATATGTTAATAGTTCGCAACCTGTTCAAAATATTAATGGTTTACCTAATCAATATGTTAATAGTTTACCAGTTCAATATGTTAATGGTTTACCAGTTCAATATGTTAATGGTTTACCAGTTCAATATATTAATAGTTTACCAGTTCAATATATTAATAGTTTACCAGTTCAATATATTAATAGTTTACCAGTTCAATATATTAATGGTTCACAACCAGTTCCATTTATTAATGAATCATTATCTAATCAATATGTTAACAGTTTACCTAATCAATATGTTAATGGTTCTCAACCTAATCAATATGTTAATAGTTTACCAGTTCAATATGTTAATAGTTTACCTAATCAATATGTTAATGGTTCTCAACCTATTCAATATGTTAATAGTTTACCTAATCAATATGTTAATAGTTTACCTAATCAATATGTTAATAGTTTACCTAATCAATATGTTAATAGTTTACCTAATCAATATGTTAATAGTTTACCTAATCAATATGTTAATGGTTCACAACCAGTTCCTATTGAATATAATAATTCTAATGAAGAATCTGTAGAACAAAATTTTAAACTATTAAATTTATCACAAACTGAACAAAATATACAAGAAGAACCAGCTATTTTTCAATCAGAACCTGTAGAACAATTAGAAACTAAAGAAGAATTAGAAACTAAAGAACAATTAGAAACTAAAGAACAATTAGAAACTAAAGAACAATTAGAAACTAAAGAACAATTAGAAACTAAAGAACAATCAGAACCTATTACCAAATCTATTGAATTTAATGAATTAAAAAATAATTTAATTGAAATTCAAAAAAAAATAGATAATATATCATCAAATACAGATAATATAGATGTTGATTGTGATAAAAAAATAAATATTGTTAAAAATGAATTAATTGATAAAATCAATAAAATAAATGATAAAAATAAAGATACTAAAAATAATTATATAAATGATTTATTTGAATTATTACTTACAAATAAAATTTTAACAAATAATGAAATTATGAATATAAAAAAAAAAATTAATAATAATGAAATTGATCATGATACTGTAATAACTTATCTAGAAAATAAAAAAAAATTAACAAAACAACTGCAGTTTAATCAATATAGAAATACTAATAATTATAATGATCTTCTAAATGGTAAATGGCAAGTTCCCATGCCCAGACCTCCTGTTTGTGTCAATAACGCAGAGATGAATAAAGTATATCAGTATGATTCTGTATTTAATAATTATGCTCAATTTAAATAGATATATTTTTTTCTAAAATTTTATTAAACTTCATAGCTAAATTATAAATTTCATGAGTGTATTTAGTTTTATTATAAATAATATTATACCATATTTTTGATAACTTATTTGCGTCTTTCCAATTAAAATTATTATTCTCTAAAATTTTGATATAGTCTTTTCTTTTGTTTAATCTTGATAAAGATTCAGATGGAAAAAAATTTAACATTTCATTTTTCCCTTTAAAACTAATAATTATTTTTTGCTCCATAACTAATTATAATTAATATAAAATAATTAATTTACAATTTTTTATATAATTTAATATAATATGCATTATACAGCTGATGGTAGAGTAGTTAAAGAAAACACAAATTTAAATCAAAAAAAAAATACTATAAGTTTTAATTATGAATCAAATAATAATTTAAGTAATAATTCTGACATATCAAGTAATAGTATATTTGGTCCGGAAGTAATATTACAAAATATTGATAGTAATAAATCTAATAAATTAACTACTATAAAAAATGACATGATTTTTGCCCCTTATAATGAAATTGATGAAGATCAATTTAATTTATCAATGATAAATAATACACAATTTCCATATACATTAACAGCACAAGATAATAATTATTTAAATTTTTTTCAAAAACAACTACAACAACAAATTATGATGTCCTTTGAACAACCAATAATGTCTTCAGAACAACCTTTATTTCCAATTCAACAACAAATGATGTCTTCCGAACAACCAGTCATGTCTTCAGAACAACCTTTATTTCCAATTCAACAACCAATTATGATGTCTTTTGAACAACCAATGATGTCTTTTGAACAACCAATGATGTCTTTTGAACAACCTTTATTTCCAATTCAACAACAAATGATGTCTTCTGAACAACCAATGATGTCTTTTGAACAATCTTTATTTCCAATTCAACAACAAATGATGTCTTCTGAACAACAAATGATGTCTTCTGAACAACAAATGATGTCTTCTGAACAACAAATGATGTCTTCTGAACAACAAATGATGTCTTCTGAACAACCAATGATGTCTTCTGAACAACCAATGATGTCTTCTGAACAACCAATGATGTCTTCTGAACAACCAATGATGTCTTCTGAACAACCAATCGTATCACTTGAAAAAAGCATGACTGATATATTACCAGTATTTAATAATACTAATTTATTTTCATCAGAGATTGTACCAATAAATAATGATAGTATTCCTATTTTACCTTTATATACTGAAAAATCAAAAAATAAAATTAATGATATATTTGATAATGAATTTAGTATTTTATCACAAGAAGCAGATATTGATTTTAATAAAATAGCAAATATACCATTATCATTTAGTGAACAAGTACCAATGTTTAGTGAACAAGTACCAATGTTTAGTGAACAAGTACCAATGTTTAGTGAACAAGTACCAATGTTTAGTGAACAAGTACAAATGTTTAGTGAACAAGTACAAATGTTTAGTGAACAAGTACCAATGTTTAGTGAACAAGTACAAATGTTTAGTGAACAAGTACCAATGTTTAGTGAACAATCATTAGTTGTTTCAAGTGAATATGTTTCAATGTTTAGTAAAGAAATACCTATGTTCAGTGAACAAACACCATCTTATAGTGAACAAGTACCATTTTTTAGTGAACAAGTACCATTTTTTAGTGAACAATCAATTAATATTTCATCTGAATTTGCTCCTATGTCAACATTTGCACCATCTTATAGTGAACAAGTACCATCTTATAGTGAACAAGTACCATCTTATAGTGAACAAGTACCATCTTATAGTGAACAAGTACCAACTTATAGTGAACAAGTACCAACTTATAGTGAACAAGTACCAACTTATAGTGAACAAGTACCAACTTATAGTGAACAAGTACCATCTTATAGTGAACAAGTACCATCTTATAGTGAACAAGTACCATCTTATAGTGAACAAGTACCAACTTATAGTGTACAAGTACCAACTTATAGTGTACAAGTACCAACTTATAGTGAACAAGTACCATCTTATAGTGTACAAGTACCAACTTATAGTGAACAAGTACCAACTTATAGTGAACAAGTACCAACTTATAGTGTACAAGCACCAACTTATAGTGAACAAGTACCAACTTATAGTGAACAAGTACCAACTTATAGTGTACAAGTACCAACTTATAGTGAACAAGCACCTGTATCAAGTATTGAAGAATTACTACAAAAAGATTTAGAAAAATTATCAGAAGAAGAAATAATAAAAACATTACTTAAAGAAGGTGTATCATTAGATGTAATAAATACACCAATAGTTAGTGAAGAAGTACCAATAGAAAATACAATTGTTCAAAGTTCTGAAATATCAGATGAAACTTTAAAATTATTTGAAGAACAAGTTAAAAAATTATCTAATATATAAAAAAATTTTTATCTAGATTATTTATAATGGATAGAATATACATTATAATTATTGCTATTTGTGTTTTTGTAATAATATGGCAATTATTAAGTATTGAAAATTTTGATGAAAGTAAAATAAATACTGGTAAAAAAGCTGAAGAAAGAATAAAAGAATTTGATTATATAAAATTTAAACCTTATATTGAAAAATATTTTAAACCATTAAAAATAATTGATTTAAAATCAATTCCTGTTAAAGAAGATGGATTAATATTTTGTTCTGTTGCTTCATACCGAGATAAACAATGTCCATTAACTGTTATGGATATGATTAAAAAAGCAAAAAATCCACAAAATTTAGTTATTTGTATCAATCAACAAAATGCAGAATCAGATAATGATTGTTTTGATAATCATGATTTTAAACCTGCAAAAATAAAATTTATTAAATTATCCGATAAAGAAGCAAGAGGACCTTGTTGGGCAAGATATTTAATTCAACAAGAATGGAGAGGAGAACAATATTTTTTACAAATTGATTCGCATATGAGATTTGTTCAAGATTGGGATCAAAAATGTATTGATCAATTAAATACTTTACCTGAAAAATCTTGTTTAACAAATTATGTTTCTAATTTTAATTTGAAGGAAGGAAAACCTGATGAACAAAATCAATTAAGAGGTCCATTATCAATCGTTAATAAAGAAACATCTGATATTGATGGATTTTTTAGAGTAAATTCACCATTCATCACTAATGCAGATAAACCAATGTTAGCAAAAGGTTGGGCAGCATGTTTTTCATTTTCAAAATCAGATTTATTACATGATGCTCCATATGATCCATATACACCATTTTTATTCTTTGGTGAAGAAATGGATATATGGGCAAGAATGTGGTCAAGAGGATGGAAAGTATATGCACCATCAGTACCAATATGTTTTACAAGTTTTGATAGAAGTTATAGACCTACATTTTGGGAACATCCTGACCAAAGATCAACAGATTATCTTTCAAGACTCAGATTATATTATAAATTTGGTTATTTAGAAGATATACACACTGATCTTAAAATTGGTTTAGATCATTTTGATTTAGATAAAAGTAAAACATGGAGACAATTTTTAGAATATTGTTTAGATGATGAACCAGAAAAAGTAGATGATGAACCAGAAAAAGTAGTTGATAAACCTGAAAAAGTTAATGATGAACCTGAAAAAGTGAATGATAAATTATAAAAAATATATAGTTTATAAATTATAATATTATCTTATTATATAATGATATCAAATATTTCTACTAATGATAGAAATCTTCTTTTACAAATTATGCTTTTTTATTCTGTACTAACATATTTTATTTTTCCTATAATTGGATTTTATATAAATAAAAATAAAGAGGGAATAACAAATGGTATGATTTTAGGTTCAATAATTTCAATTATTTTATGGTTTAATTATGGATCAAAAATGATAAGTTTAGCTTAATTTTTAGTCTAATTCCATATTTTTTGTATATATGTAAGCAATTTTTTGAATTTTTTGTTTAATTTCTTCCTTAAGTTCATGTTTTGAATTTTTTTTAAATTCTTCATAACATTCTTTCATATCATCAGATAATATTCCTTGTTTATCTTTATAATATTTTACAAACATATCTGCACCCAGTTTAAAAAGGTCATTTAATAAATCATCTTTATCTACTGCTTTCCATTTGTCATCATCATATTTAAATCCTATATCAGATCTTAAGCTAGTAATTTTTACATTATTATTTTCTTTATGATTTGGATTAAATTTAATATTTTCAATTAATTTGGGTATTGGTAAATAATGTTCATCTTCAGATAATAAATGTGTAAATATTTTTTTCAAAAATCCATCACTAACATATGATATATTATCATTATTATAATTATTAATTATAACTGTATTATTATTTATAGTTCCATTATTTGTAATATTATTGTTTATTATTTTTGGCTCAATTTCATTAGTAACTTTACAAATTTTCATATGTCTCCATTTAGATTGTCTTGATGATAAAATTTTACAACATCTTTCACATTTATGATTTTCATCATTAATTTTAATAATTTCATCACTATGAAATTTTTTATTATGATTCCAAAAAGATTGATAAGAAGAATATTTTTTATCACATTTTTTACAATAAAAATCCATTATTTTTAAATATAAATTATTATTTATAAAGTTTATTTTTTTAAATATACTTAAAATATTGGTTACGCAATGATGACAAATGATTACATATATAAACTATGATATAATAGATTTTAACTGTTGTAAAACCATAGTTATACCATAATATTTATTTAAATATAATTAAAAGACATCACTTCAAATAAATGATAAATAAACTTTAAAATATTCGTTATAATATTCAGTCATTTTTTGTTATTAGTTTAACAAATTTATTTACCATATATTTCACCTTTTATTTTTATTATTTTGCTGAAATTCCACCAGGTTCTTTTTAGATTTATAGCAATATCAAGTATTTTTATTTTTCATCATCTGAATCAGACTATTTTATACTCATATTTAATATCAATCATATAAAAATTTAATACATGAATTTATGATATCAATGAAATAACTAATATTTTCATTATATGGTAATATAAATTTATCTCTATTTGCTTTTTCTTTGTAATTTCTTAGTTTATTTAATATCATATTTTCTACTATATTCATTGTTGTTTCATCCTTACATTTTTTATAATAAACAACTTCATGCTCACATGTTTTATTATATATGCTTAATCTATTTTTAAGATTTTGTGCTTTACCTATAATATAAATTCTTTTATTTTTATTTTCAGTTGTTGTTAAAATATAAATAACATTATTTTCATGATAATCAGTTCTTGTTTGTTTTTTTACTAATAAATCTTCTAATAATCTTGTTTTTTCTTTATAAGCTTTTATTTCTATATCTTTTTGCTCAATAATTTTATTTGCTAACTCTAATTTTCCAGTAGTAAATAATGTCCTAATCCATTTGCTAACTTGTAACGCAAACTTTGGAGATATCCATTGAGCCAATTGAACTGCTAAAACTGGATGAACCCATGCGCCTTGATCATTTTTATTATTACCACCTTTTTTAATATCAACAAGTAATTGCTCTGGTAGATTTGTGTCGATTTATAATTGAGTAATTAGTTGTTTAGTTGAATCAAGATAATACCAATGATTAAAATCTTTATTTCCAGCCTTGCATATTTGTGTTGCATTAATATTACCATCATTTCTAGAAATAATTTCAATATTATTTAATATAATTTTTGAGGAATTACACCTTTTTCACTGAAAATGGGACACTTAACAGTAAAAAAAATATAATTGCACCCTAGATGAATCGCGTATAAGTATACAGATTGTTTTACAATAAACTTTTTATATACTAATTGATTTAATTAAATAAAACATCAGTATATTTACAATATCTATATAATAATACATAAATATATAGATATACTCATCGATTAAAATTAAACTTTTTTGTCATCATTATAATCATAATAAAGATAATCATGATAAAAATAATAAAATGAAATGTAAATATAAAAAATATACGATTAATTATATCACTTAAATCACAAAGTTTAATAATCTGAATAAGAATAAATAATGATGACAATGATGACAAGAAAATGATGACAAATAAACTTTTAATAAAATTATAATTTTTGATTTAATATAGAAGATATATAAAAAATATTTTGAAAAAAATTATATATTACATCAGTTTACATAAACTTTTATTATAAAATATTTGTTTCATCTTTACTGAAAAAAAATTAAGGTATACAAAAGTTTAAACTTGTGTGTGTACACAAGAGAAATAATTAAAAAAGTTTTTTAAAAAAATTATTATTTAGAGGAAAATAATAATCATTAAATATTAAATAGTTAATAAAAATAAACCAATATAAAAAGAACAAATAAATTATTTAATAAAAAATTACTTTAAATATATAATTTTATCTAATTTATTATAATTGTTAATGTCAGAAGATATAGAAGTATTAAATTTATTTGTAAATAGAAATTTTATTTATGATTTGAGTTTAAATAATGTATTGGATTCAAATAATACTAGTTTAAATTTTTCCATTACTACAAATAATAAATATGGAACAACTAATGAACCTATTTGTCAATTAGATGGTAATAAGTTAATTGCATATAATGAAGGTATTTGTGATATATTAGGATCTACAACTGAAACAGATTTATATAATAAAGGTAAATCAAAAGTAAAACGTATAATAGTAAGTAAAAATAATCAAAAACCTTTGATTTTAAATAATAAAGGACCTATTTATTTTAATGAAACAATAAAAATAGATATTACAGGAGGATCAATTGCTAATCCTATAATATTATCATGTGATTCATCATCATGTATAATAAATCAAAATAAATTAAAATTTACTAATATTGGAACTTATAATGTAAAAGCAATTAAATATGGTAATTTTATGTACAATGATGTACAATTAATAATGAATTTAAATATTTTACCAATAAAGCAAACAGATCTAAAATTATCAATAAAAGATATTGATAATCAAGATAATATTGAATTAAATATTGATAGATCAAAAACATATGAACTATTACTTGAAAATTATAATGAAAAACCATCAATAACATATAATATATTATATAATATATTATATACATCATCTATTGATCCCGCTAAACCAATTTGTAAAATAATTGATGGTAATAAATTAATGGCATTTAGTGAAGGAAGTTGTATATTGCAAGCAACAACATCTGCTACAACAAATTATTTATCAACTGAATCTAATAAAATAAATATAATCGTAATTAAAAATTATCAAAATAATATTTTATTAAATAACACTGAAAACCTATATTATAAAGGTAGTATTGAATTAAATCCTACTGGAGGTAGTACAAAAAGTAAATTTGATTATGAGGTGAAAGATACATTAAATTGTACTTTAAGTGGAAATATATTATTAGGAAATAGTGCAGGCGATTGTGTAGTATCTATAACAAAAGAGGGTGATGAAATATTTGAGAATATAACAAATGATTTTGAGATAAGAGTAAATAAAATTAAACAATCAAATGCATATGTATATTTATTATCACCAACTGGAGATTATATAGGAAAAAATAATGACATAAGTGGAAATGAAACTGAAAGTTCTGGTTATCAGTTAGATGATAATTCAAGTTATATAAATGTAAATGTTAATAGAGATATATCATATCAATTAATAACAGGCAATGTAAGTGATAATGCAATAGCAAAATATAAAATTACACCAAGAAACATGTTAGATAATGATGAATATTTATTTTATTACTACACATTTAATTATGATTCTGTAAACAATATATCAGTATTCAATAGTAATTATACACAATCATATGATGCAACCTTATCAGTTTCAGGACTAATAAATCTAAAAGATGATATTTATGGTCCCGGTATATTATCATTAAATAACAAAAATACTAATAATCAATTTGTAAAGTTAAAATCTTTAGTAATTAAAAATCAAGGTATAACAATAGGGTTCTGGGGTAAAATGAATAAATCGCCTGATAAAACTCTATTTTTCTCTTTTTCAAATGGTTATCATGTTGAAGATATATATATGGGAATAAATAATGGAAAACTTTTTGCAGGTTATGTTAAAGCTGAACACGTTACTACAACTTATGAAAATATTTTAGAATTTCCTTTTGAAAATTTAAATAATGATATTTGGCATCATATTGTTTGGGTAATATTACCAGAAGGAACATGGAAATTTTATTTAGATGGATATTTATTAGAATCCTATTATTGTAGAGCATATCCAACACAAATTTTAAGAAAAAATTGTTTTATTGGTAATGGTGTAAATAATATTTGGGGAAATTTAAGTATGTCTAATTTTAGATTATATAATAGATCTTTAACAGATAATGAAGTGAAATATTTATGTGATTATACTACAATATATTCAACTTTAAATATTGGATCTTTTTATTTAGATAATGATTTGGAAACATATTATAATTTTGCTAGTTATGCATGTGAAAGTTTAAGTAATTTAAATATTATTAAAGTAGTACCAACATCAAAAATATTTAGATCTTCAACAATAAATATAACTGATATATCAGGTAATTTAAAATTTAAAAATGGTGTATATAATGTAAAATCATCATCATTTTATGGAGAAGGTTATGAAGGTTTTCAAGCTTTTAATGATGAAAAAAATAATTTTTGGGCAACATCTATAAATGGAATAAATAATTACAAACAAGATCCATATAATAAAGGTATTTATCAAGGTGGAGGTGAAGGACTTTTATGGTCAACTCAAGTTACAGGAATTGGTAACGTATCTGGTGAATGGTTACAAATTGAAATACCATATAAAATTGTATTAAAAAATTATTCATTAGTCATAAGAAAAGGTTTATTAATTAGTTGGCCAACAGAATATGTAATTGCAGGATCAAATAATGGTAATGATTGGGAATTAGTTGAATATAAAAAGATTACAACAGTACCAAATAATTCAGTTGGAATATTCACTATAACATCTACTAAAGATTATTCTTTTTTCAGATTAATCGTAATAAAAACAAATGGAAGTAATTTTATTAATTTATGTCAATGGAATATAACTGGTAATTTATTAAGTGATTTAGGTAATATAAATACTTATAGATTAGCAGATATATCAAAAGATGGTTTAATTTATGAAGCAACTTTGTCCAATAAAAATATAATTATAAATGACAATATAATAGATTATGTAGAATTAAAATCACAAAATAATGATTTTATAAAAATAGATGAAATAATATTAAAAAATGCTAGTGGAATATCATTTTGTATTTGGTTAAAAGGTTTATCAACACAAGATAATTCTATAATATTTACATTAAATACTGATTTGTCTAATAATATAAATTTATTACTTTCTGGAAATAAATTAGCTGCACAAATAGGAAAAACTATTATAAATAATATAAATAATGAAAATATTAATGATGGTATTTGGAGACATATTGTTTGGACAATAAATGGAAATACCTGGAAATTTTATATTAATGGTATTTTAGTAAATACAATAACAAATGGAGCATATCCATTGATTAATATAAAAAGAAATAATTGTTATATTGGAAAAGGAATTAATAATAATTTTAAATCATTAAATGGTGGTATATCTGATTTTAGAATTTACAATAGAATATTAACTGAAATTGATGCAATGAATTTATATAAATTTAAATTACCACTATTTTTTAAATTAAATAAAGAAAATTATTTATTAATTTACTATCCATTAAGTTATAAAACTATAAATAACTTACAAATTGGTAATATGGCATCAGGAACCAATGTATTAGATGGAACAATGTCTGTTAAAGATTTAGTATTAAATAAAAGTTCTCAATATGGAAATAATTATGCTAGTTTTAAATCAGAATTAGAATATTTAACTTTAGGAAAATTTACAACAACTAATAATGGTTTAACAATTTGTTTTTCATTTCAATTTAATTCTTTAAATAATGATCAAGTAATATTTGAATTTAGTGATAATGGAAAAAGTAGTATATCTTGTAAACTTACAGAATTTAGTGATTCATATTTTAAAATTTTATTTACAGTAACGAGAAATAACTATCCGAAAGATAAAAATAATTATACACGATATTGGATATGGTTACCATATCAAGAATATAAAAGATGGACACATATATCTTGGAATTTTATTAAAATAAATGAAATATATGCAAACTGGAAAATTTATGTAGATGGAAAATTATATTCGATTTTTGATGAAAATGTAGGTTTTGGATATTACTATTATCCGGAATCAATTGAAAGAAAAACAAATTATATTGGAAAATCATTTTTACCAGGTTTTAGCAATTTTATAGGTTCAATTTATGATGTAAGAATATATTCTAAAGTATTAACAGCTGATGAATTAAAATATTTTTCAACACAAAGATTTTTCCCAGTATATAGATTTTTTAATAATCAATTAACTAGTTATAATTTTGGCGGTTTATATATTCAAGCATATATAAATTCAACAGATAATTATAATTTTAGTTTATCAAAATCATTATTTTTAAATATAACAAAAAATAGACAACCTGATTTTAAAATAGTATCAGGTAAAGGTATAACCGGTAAATTTGATGGATTAACAACACCAAATAATTTAGATGGTTATAGTATTGATTATTTTAATACACCAGTGAGTGGAATACAACCGGTAATTGCTGCAATAGGAAATAAGTTATATATAAATTCATTACAAAATGAATCAAATAATGATTCATTTATTTTAGAAACATATCAAAGTTCTTTATTATTTACTAAAGGTAATTCTATAGGTAGTAAAGGTACACAAGGTAATATAATTCAGTCTGTTAAAATAGTGAAAGTTGGTGATTATTTTTATAATGATTTAACAAAAATATACAACATTTGGATAAGAAGAAATGATAGAGTACCTTTTGGAATAATATTATCAAATAGTAATAAGATTAATATCATAAATAGTTTATTTGATAATAAAATAAATTTAATTAATATTTATAATATCAAAATAGATAGAACAAATTCATATAAATTAACATTAACAAGTAATTATACAATTGATTTAAAAGAATATGAAATAACAGGAGATAAAATAGATGGTAAAGAGATAATTCAATTAAATAATGGTTTATTGACAGCAATGAATTCTGGACAAATAAAAATTCTAGCAAAAGTTAAAGAAAGTAGTATATGGAATGAAGGAACATCTATACTAACTACAATAAATATATTAAAAGAAAATCAAAGTGAATTAGTAATTAATGAAATACCAAAACTTTACTATTTATCATCAATAAATTTAAATGTAAATGGTGGTAATTCTTCCCAAGCCATAGTATTAACAACAAATAATAATGATATATGTTCTATAAATGAAATGAAAATTAATGGTTTAAAAACAGGAAAATGTAAAATAAAAGCAACAAGAGGTGAAGATGATTTTTATTATTTAAAATTTGTAGAAACAGTAATTGAAGTATTACCAATTGATCAAAATTTTTATATTAATATAAATGAATTAACACAAGATGATGATAAAAATTATATTATAAAAGTAAATCCAGATAAAAAATATAAATTAATTTTACAAAATATAATGGAAACACCTGCATATATAAATTATAAACCAAATAATAATTTATTAAGAGTAAATAATGAAGGCTTTGTAACAGCTTTAAATGCAGGTATTTCATCAGTAGAAATAGAATTAGGAAAAACAATAAATTATAATTTAACTAAAAAAATAATAAATTTTAAAATTATAAAAAATGATCAATCTAAATTAAATGTTGGTCATATAAATAATTTATATTATCAAAATACAATTAAAATAGATATATCTGGGGGAAATAGTGCAAACAATGTTAGATTTGAATCCGAAACAGAAAATTGTACTATAAGTGGTGATGTTATTGGCGGGAGTCAAACAGGTGATTGTTTAATTAAAGTTACAAAACCAGAAGATTTTATGTATAACAATATATCGACAGAAATTAATTTATTAGTTAAACCAATATACCAACCTAAATTAAAAATAGAAATGAAAAATCAAATAATTAGTGGTGATGAATATGTATTAAATGTAGATCCAACAAATAAAATAAAATTAAATTTATTAAATGTATTAGAAAATCCAACAATATTTTATGCCGTAATTGATGAAACCCCAAATGAAAAAGCACCAGTATGTAAAATAGAAAAAGATATATTAATTCCATTAAATTCAGGATTTTGTAATATTAAAGCAATTACAACATCAACAAAGAATTATTTATCTACAGAATCATTAATGATAAAAGTTATTGTTAATAAAAATAAACAAGAACCATTAATAATGGAACAATTATCAAAAATTAGTTTTAGAAATATTTTTGACATCAATATAAAAGGTGGATCAAATAATAATGAAATAATATTACAAAAACAAACTGAAAATTGTTTAATAAATAATAAAAATGTACAAGCAACTAAAGCTGGGTCCTGTTTTATTAAAGCAATAAAAGAAAGTGATTATAAATATGAAAAAGTAGAGTTAGATATAAATTTTGAAATAGAAAAAATAGAACAACCTGTCGTTGCACTAAGTATAAATAGTTTAAAACCAATAAATTATGAATATTTTATGATGGTTAATAGAGATCTTGAATTTGTATTATATGTAAGTAATTATATTGAAAATCCACAAATAACATTTGAGATAGTAAATATAACAGCAAGTGATGATGTCTTATGTATAATAAATAATAATAAAATTATACCATATAATTTTGGAAAATGTAAAATTAGAGCTGTACTAAGTGAAACAACTAATTATAAATCATCATATAGTAATTTTATTAATATAAATTTTGATAAATATAATCAAGAACCATTAAAAATAATTTGTCCACTAGAAATAAATTATAACTCAGTAATATTTTTAAAATCAACTGGAGGAAATGTAAAAGAAAATGAAGTAAAATATACATCAGATAACAATTCAGTATGTTCTATAACAAACTTAACTGAATTAAAAGGTGCAGGATCTGGAAAATGTAAAATAAAAGCATTCAAAGAAGGTAATTTTATGTATAATCCTGTTGAAACTTTTATTGAAATAGAAGTAAAAAAAATAAAACAAACAATAAAAATTAATGAAGTTGCAAAATTAAACACTATTTTTATTGAAGATGTTGAGTATGATTTATCTCTAAATGAATTAAAAGAAAATGCAGATGTAAAATATACAATAATTTCAGAAACAAAAAAAAGTAAATTTACAAATAAAGTTTGTTCACTAAATAACAATAAATTAAAAGGAACAGGTGCAGGTATTGTAATAATAAAAGCAAGCACAATGGAAACACATAATTATTTAGCAACAGAAACAGAACCAATAAAAATAACAGTAAATCAAAAACAACCAGCTGATTTTATAATTGATAACCATGAAACATTATTTTATGGTAAAACAATAACAATAACAACTGATAATGGTCAAAAAAATCCTGGAATAGTATTTTCATGTAATGATCCTGGTATTAAAATAGTAGATAATAAATTTACATGTTTAAAAGCAGCAAAATATGTTATAACAGGAACAAAATTAGAAACTTTAGAAACTAGTGAATTGGTAAAAACTTTTATTTTGACCGGTTATAAATTAGAACAAATAGGATTTGCAATAACCAATACAGTTTTAAGTTATGATATTGTTGTTAATGGCAAAATAAATATAACTACAAGTAAAATTTTTGAAAATGCAAAACTTAGTATAAAAATAATAGAAGATAAGCCATTAGATATAAACAATAATTTATGTTGTATAGTAAGAGATAATGTATTAGAAATGATAAATCCAGGTTATGTTAAAATAATAGGTATACTTCGTGAAACTGAAAATTATTTACAAATGACAAGCAAACCAGTTACAATTGTTATTAATAAAAGAAATCAAAATGATATTGTTATAAAAAATTTAAAAGATATAAATATCAATACAACACACACCCTAATTATAGAAAATTCAAGTTCAGGTAATCCAATTAATATAAAACCATTAAGTTCTAGTTGCGAAATACATGGAACAACAATAATTGCTAAAAGTATAACAGAAAAATGTGAATTACTGTTAACTGTTGAAAGCAATAATATTTATAATTCAATAAGTAAAACAATAAATTTTAAAATATTACCAACAAATATGCCAAATTTTACATTATTAAATATTAATACATCAAATGATATTTTAATGAATAAAGAGTATGATTTACGTGTATTAAATGTATTGGAAAATGCTAAAATAAGTTATAATATAACTAGTGTAAAATCTGAAGATCAAGTAAAATATATAGATATAAAAGATAATGTATTAAAACCATTAGGACCAGGAAAAGTAATATTAGAAGCAATAGCAAGTCAAACAAATAATTATTTAGAAACATATTCTAATAAGTTATATTTAAACATTAAAAAAGCAGATCAAGAATTAATAACAACCACTCTACAAAATGTTATTGATTTTAATAATGAAAATAAATTTACAATAAATGGTGGAAGTACTGATAATCCTTTTACATTTGAAATGAAACAAGGATTAGTAATTGAGTATGTAACACAAAATATATATAAAATTGTAGGAGTAAAATCTGGTAAATATATAGTAAAAATTAAAAAATCAGGTGATGATAAATATAATGATATAGAGATAACAACTCATGTAACAGTTAATAAAATAAAACAACCAGATTTTAGTATATTAAATTTTAACGAGAAAAATGAATTTGTAGTAAATAAAAGTAATTTTATACCAATAAAAATAAGTGGTACTAAAGAAAAACCTTATTATGGTTATAAAATAACAAATATTAAACCAATTGATGGTATAATATGTAAATTACATAATGATAATATAATAGCTATGGAAGAAGGTATATGTACTATAGATGCTATTACATTAGAAACTGAAAATTATTTAGCAACACAATCAAGTAATACTATAACAATAAAAATAGTAAAATTACTACAACCAGAATTAAATGTTGTTCCATCTGGAATATTAGATTATAATAACAAAATAAAATTAGTAATTACAGGAGGTATAGAAGAAATACCAACACAAATAGTTTTATCAAATAATAATATAAAGATAGTAAACAATATAGTATTTGGTTTAAATGCAGGAAATACAACAGTAACTGTATTAAAACCAGATACAGATAAATATCAAGGAATTAAAAAAGTATTAGAATTAAAAATAAATAAAATATATCAACCTGATTTTAAACTATTCAATTTAAATGATAATAATACAATTTATGTAAATCCTGATATAAAATATCAATTAAAAACAACACCATTTTATGAAGTAGAAAATGTTAATTATGAAGTATTATATTCATACTCAAAAGATACAAGTAATAATATTTGTGCAATAGTAGATAATAATTTTATAGCTAAAAATGAAGGTGAATGTAAAATAAGAGCTTATACTATAGAAACATCAAATTATTTTAAAACATATTCAAATGAATTAATTATTAAAGTAATTAAAAATAATCAAAAAGATTTAAATATAATTTGTCCAAAAGAAATAAAATTTAATGATGAGGCATATTTAAGTGGTATTGGTGGTAATACAAATAATAATATAATCTATAATACTGATTCAAGTAATTGTATTATAAATAAAAATACAATTAAAGGAAATTATTTTGGAAAAACAAAAATAACAGCGATAAAAGAAGGAGATTTTATGTATAATAAAACAAGTGTAGAATTTTTTGTTAATGTATTTAAAATAAAACAAGTTGATTTTAAAATAAATAATATAAATCAAATGAATGAAATTGAAGTTGATCCAAATACAAAATATTATTTAACTTGTAATAATGTTAAAGAAAGTTCCAAAATAAAATATATAATAAAATCAAGTAAATCAGATGGTGATATAAGTGGAAATGTTGTTTGTTCAATTAATGATAATGTTTTGATACCTCAAAATGCAGGTAAATGCGTTATTTATGCAATAAGTCAAGAAACAAATAATTATATATCAACAACATCAGAAGATGTAGTAATAAATGTTAAGTTAAAAGAAGCAATAGATTTTAAAATAGATAATATTCCAAAATTATTTTATGGTCAAGAATTTTATTTTACTGTAGATAATGGTCAATATAATCCGGATATATCATTTAAACCAACAATGAATCAATTAGTAATTGATGGTTTTAAATTAAAATGCAGTCATTGTGGTTTATTTAAGATAAAGGTACATAAAAAAGGAAATTTTATGTATAAAGCATTAGATAAAGAATTTCCAATATTTATTGAAAAAATACCACAATTAAATTTTGATATATTAAATATATCTCAAACAAATCATGTAACAAAATATTTTGAAGTTATAAAATCAACAAAAGATTTTTATAAAATTTTTACAGACGGTCTATCTGATATTAAATATTTAGATAAATATAATAATGGAACAAACATATTTATATTTAATAAAGGAACAACAATAAATTGGACAAAAATAACTGGAATAGGTTTTGATAGTATAGATATAAGTAGTATAATAAAAAATAAATGGGTAATAATTGATATTTGTCCTATATCATACATTGAAAAAACAAAAACAATGAATGCATTAATAACAGGAAAAAATTTAGAAACAAATAATTTAATAATAATAAAATTAAAAGGTAATCCAACTGTATTAGAATCATATATTCCACAATTAGGATATGGTAATTATTTAATTAATGATAAAAATGTAATTGTTGGAACATTTGAAAATTATTATTGTAATATAAAATCAGAAAAACATTTTTTGATGTATGACCATGGAGTATTTAAAACAAGACAAATTGAAGGATTAAGTAATTTAACTAAAAAATTAAATTATAATAGTTATGTACCAAATTTAGTTATATCATGTATTGATAAAAAAGGATTAATAATATTAAAAGATTACGAAACATATAACATAACAAAAAAATCAAGTCCTTCATATTATTTACCTATAAGTGATATAAATGGTAAATCAATTGATGGATTAGAAAATTCAAAATATACATATGGATCAGTATATATTTTAAGTTCACAATATATATTTTTATTTTGTGTTTTTGATAGTAAAACATCTTTATTAAGAGTTGATATAAATAATAAAATAATAAAAGTAATTTATCAAGATACAAATAATCAAATGTGGGGGTTTGATGTAATTGATATTAATACTATAATAATAATGAATACAAATAATTACTTATTAACTAATAATGGAAATCTTGAATCAGATTTTTATACTTATAGCGCAATAAATGATAATTATACATATACTAAAATTAATAATGGAATAACATGGAAAACATATGATTTAGAAGAATATTTTAAAACAAATATGAATTATAAATTTTATAGTAATGATAGATTTATAGTTATGAAAGATGTTGGATTGATATTTTTTGAATCTTTAAATGATTTGAAAACATACACAATTAATAAACCAATAAGTGTAGTTTATAATCCTGTAAGTGAAAATTCAAGAGTTAAATTAGAATTAATATCATCAATTAGTAAACATAAAGATAAAAAATTATGTTATATTTCAAAAAATCAAATAGTACCATTAGCAGAAGGTACATGTACATTTAAAGCTATAGCTGAAGAAACAACAAATTATAAAATAACAGAAAGTCCAATTTTTACAATAAATTTTGAATTATTAGATCAATCAGATTTAAATATTAAAAATAATTTAGAAAATTTAAGAGTTGATGATAATTTTGAATTAGCTGTTGATGGAGGAAGTACTTCTGTACCATATACTGCATATAGTTTAACAAATAATATAAAAATAGATGGTTATACTGTATCATGTATAGGAATTGGTGAAGCAATATTAGTATTGTATAAAGAAGGTAATGAAACATATAAATATATATCAAAAGAAGTAAGATTTAGAATTAAAAAAGGTATACAAAATATTTTATTAAATGATATTACATATAAAAATGAATTAATAGCAAGAAATACTTATGAATTAAAAGCAACAGGATTAAAACCTGAAAGTAGATTAAGATATAATATTATATCAACTACAGAAAATCTATGTTATGTAATTGAAAATACAAAATTATATACAGTAACAAGTGGTGTAGCATTAATAGAAGCAATAAGTACCGAAACTAATAATTATATGGAAGGAATAAGTAATAAAATATTATTAACAATAAAAAAAGATAAACATAAAGAAATTAAGTTTAAATTATCAAATCCATTACAATATGGAAAAACTGCTTATTTAATGGATGAAGATGGTGAAACTGACATAAAATATATTGTTGAAACAACAAAAGTCTGTAAAATGGAAGGTAATTTAATAACAGCTATTGGAACTGGAAGTTGTATTATTAATGGAATAAAAGAGGGAAATAATATAAAAGAAACATTAGTACAACAATTTAAAATAACAATTAATAAATTAAAACAACCAAAACTATTATTAAATGATATTAATTACATGAATTCAATACATATAAATCCAAATGCAAAATATGTATTGAAATTAGAAGGTGTATTAGAAAATGCAAATGTAAGATATATAATAGTAAATAATTATGATAAAGATAAAAAATTAATATTCCAGAAAGAATCAAATGGATATATAGTAAATGCAAATACATTTGTACCTATAAAAGAAGGCTATTGTGATATTCAAGCAATAGCAGATGAAACTACAAATTATTTACAAACATTTTCTAATAAAATATTTGTTAAAATAGAAAAAACAGATCAAGAAAAATTAATAATAACAAAAAACAAAACCTTAAATTATTTAGGATCAGCTCAGTTAATAACTATTGGAGGAAATACTGAAAATGAAGTTGCATTTAAATTAAATAATAATAATGCTTTTATGAAAGGAAACTATATATTTGGTAGTACAGCAGGAAAAACAATTGTAACTGCAAATAAAAAAGGTAATACAACATATAATGATATATCTGAAAATTATGAAATAGAAATATTAAAAATAAAACAAAAATTTTATATTCAAAATTTAAATAAAACAAATATAATATTTGTTGATGAAAATATTAAAATACCATTAAAAATAATAAATTTAAAAGAAAATCCAAATATTCAATATAATATAATATCATCATTAAATGAAGGAAATATATTAATAAAAGAAAATATATTATATCCGTTATATGCTGGTGAATATATGATTAAGGCACAAGTATCAGAAACTGTAAATTATTTAGCATCAGAGTCACCAGAATTATATATTAAAATAATAAAAAATAAACAAAAACCTTTAGAATTATCAATTGATAAACCATTGTATTATAGAAATAGTTCAATTATACAAACAAAAGGAGGAAATACAACTTTTGAAGAAAAATTTGAAATAAAAGAAAATAACACTAATTGTTTAATAAAAAATAAAACAATTATTGGAAATAATGTTGGATTTTGTAAGTTTTTAGTTAAGAAACAAGGAGATTTTAAATACGAAGAAATTACAGATGAATTATTTGTTGAAATATTACCTATACCACAATATGGAATAAAATTATTGGATGTAAATATATTAAATACAATAGTAGTAAATCCTGATATCAATATAGACTTAAAAGTTATAGGCGTAGAAGAAAATCCACAAATAATATTTAAAATAGTAGAAACAATTCCAAAAGATATATCTAATTCAGAAGTAGTATTAATAAATGGAAATAAATTATCTGGAATGAATGAAGGAATTTGTAAAATTCAAGCAGTATCATTAGAAACACACAATTTTATTGAAACAAGTTCAAATATAATAACAATAATAGTAAATAAAAATTATCAAGAACCATTAAAATTTAAATATAATGAAAATATACTATTTGAATCACAACTAACTATTGAAGGATCAGGAGGTAATAATACTGGTAATTTAATAACTTATAGTTGTAAAGATAATAATTGTAAAATTGATGAAAATACAGCTAAATTTAATAATATAGGAAAATATTTAATAAAAGGAGAAAAGAAAGGAAATTTTATGTATTATGATATTGAACAAGATTTTGAAGTAAATGTTAAACCAATTAAACAACATGATATAAAAGTAAGTGATGTAAATTTTGAAAATGAAGTAGAAGTAGATTTAGATAAACAATATTTATTAAATGTTAGTAATTACAAACAAAATCCGAATATAACTTTTAAAGTTATAAAAGACATACCAGATGATGCAACTAAAAAATCAGTTTGTACAATTGATAGTAGCAATAATTTAGTAGCTGTAAATGCTGGTAAATGTTTAATAAAAGGTTATTTGTCTAGTACTAAAAATTATTTAGAAACAGAAACACCTGAGTATATTTTAAGTGTGATTAAAAAAAGTCCAGCTAATTTTACAATTGATAAAATATTACCAATACCTGTAAAAACTAAATATGAGTTAACAATAAATAATGGAACATTCGATCCAAATATTTATGAGATAACATGTAATGATAGAGATATTAAAATAAATGATAATATAATATCAAGTAATCAATCGGGTGAATATAAATTATATGTAACTAAGAAAGCAACATTTGAATTTAAAGCATTAATAAAAAAAATAAAAATAACTATTGCAAAATTAAACCAACCAAAAATAGTAATAAAAGGATTAGAGACAGATATTTTTGTATCATCAAGTAAAAGTTATAAACTAAGTTTAAATGATATGTATGAAACACCATTTATACAATTTAAAATTGTAAGAAATTTATCAATAGATGGTAAAAGTGATGTATGTATGTTAATAAATAATTCTTTATTTGGATTATCAGAAGGTACATGTTATTTAAAAGTAATAGTAAATGAAACAACAAATTATAATTATCAAGAAACAGAATTAATTAAAATAACTGTAAAAAGAAAAGAACAATCAAAATTAGTTTTTAATAATGTTTTAGAATTAAAAGTTAATGAAACAATACCATTAAATATAATTGGTGGATCATCAAATAGAAAATTAACAATTAAATCAAAAGGAAATAATTGTTTTATAAATGGATCTAATTTATCAGGTATAATTGCAGGTGTAACAACAATAACAGCAACAATGGATGGTGATGCTGAATATTTGCCAACAAGTACCACTGTAAAATTTACAATATATAAAAATTATCAAAATGTAAAATTAGAAAAAATAAATCAATACAATGAATTATTTGTTGGTGATATAGGAACATTATTCATTAATAATATAAGAGAATCAGGAAAAATAAAATATATAATTTCTGATGTAGTAAGTACTGATAATCAAAATTCAATATGTTATATATCTAATGGACAAATAATAACAACAGGTGCAGGTTCATGTTCAATTCAGGGAATTATAAATGAAACATTAAATTATTATGAAACAAAAACAGAAAAAATATATATAAAAATTATGAAAAAACAACAAGACAAATTAGTAATAAATGGTAAAACATCACGAAGTGGATATATTAAATTAAATACTAATTTTAATGATTATAACTATATAAATATAGGAGGTGGTAATACAAGTATATTAAATGTAAATTCAACAACTGATAAATGTAAAATAGTTGAAATAAATTAAAACCTTTAAAATAAGTAAATTTCTCTTTAGTAACGAAATAATATATTAAAGAAAAATTTATTCTAAAATATTATATCTAATTATTTTTAAATGAGTAATGTTAAAATATATGGACAAAAACCAGGAAAGACTTTATTAAAAGTAACAAAAGAGGGTGACAATTTATATGAACCAATATCTGAATATATTGCATTAACAATAAATAAGATAAAACAAGAAAATGTATTGTTAAAAAATATTAATAATAAAAATGAAATTTATTTAGATGATAAAAATACATCATATACTTTATCAGTTGAAAACACAAATGACACAGAAATACTGTATAGAGTAATACAATCTTTTTCTTATGCAGAAAATAATCAAGTTGTATGTGTAATAGAAAAAAATAAACTAATACCAATGAATGAAGGTATATGTATAATTGAAGCAATACTTTATGAATCAGATAATTATTTGGAAACAAGAACTAATCAAATAGTTGTTTCTATATATAAAAAAGACCAAGAAGATTTAAAGACAATAGATTTAGTAGAAATTGAATATAATAAATCAATAAAACTTACATTATTAAGTGGTGATGATAATACATCTGATTTTATTTTTTCAAGTAATAATCCCAGCATTTGTTCAGTTGTAAATGATATGTTGATTGCAAGAAAATCTGGTAGATGTATAATTACATCAATCAAAAAAGGAAATGATGTATTTAATGATATAAAAAAAGAATATAATATAAAAGTAAAAAAAATAAAACAACCAAATATATTATTAAAAAATGTATCAATTGATAATGAATTATTTGTTAATCCAGAATTTCCAAATAGTTTAGGAGTAACAAATATACAAGAAAACGGAAAAGTTTTTTATATAATATCAGATCCAAATATTTGTTTAGTTAAGGATGGTAAATTATATGGTTTATCTGAAGGTAAATGTCAATTACAAGCAATTATCGGTGAAACAGATAATTATTTAACAACTAAAACAAATACTTTAACTTTAAATGTTGTAAAAAATGATCAAAGTGAACTAACAATTACAAAATCAGGAGAATTAAATTATTTATCATCAATTACATTAAGTACAACTGGAGGTAGTACAGGTGAAGAAGTAATTTATTCTACAAAAAGTGATACAATAAAAATAGTAAATAATTATGTTTTTGGTTTAAAATATGGTTTAGCAAGAGTAGTTGCAAGTTTTGAAGGAAATAAAATGTATAATCCAATTAAAAAAGAAATTGATTTTATTGTAAATAAAATTCCTCAACCTAATTTGAAAATTAAAAATATTAATGAATCTAATACAATATTTGTTAATCCAAATATACCTCATAAGTTAAAAACTTATGAAATTATGGAAGATGCATACCTAAAATTTATTATAATAAGTAGTAATATTCCAGATGTTTGTTCAATAAGTAGTAAAAGTATCATTGGAACAAATGAAGGAACATGTTTAGTTCAAGCTATAACGTCAGAAACAAATAATTATTTAGAAACAAAATCGGAACCAATATTAGTAAAAGTAATAAAAAATGATCAAGATCCTTTAATTATTGAATATGATAAAACTATAAATTACAAAGAAACAAAATACATAAAAGTATATGGTGGAAATTCAGGAAAATCACCAACAGTATCAGTAATTGATAATGATGATAACTGCATACTTAATGGATATGAAGTATATGGAAATAAAACAGGTGTATGTCCAATTTTAGTTAAAAAAGATACTGATTTTATGTATAATTCTATTGAAAAAACAATTTTTATTGAAGTTTTACCTATACCCCAACAAAATATTTTTATTACAGATTTAAATGAATTGAATGAAATAGAAGTAGATCCAAATGTTCAATATAAATTAAGCGTAAGTAATACAGATGAAAATCCAATTATTAATTATTATATAGTTTCACAAATACCAGTTCAAAATAATAAAGAAGTTGGTTCAATTAAAGATAATATTATAGTACCATTAAATGAAGGAACAATTGATCTAAAAGCAGTATTAAATATGACTAATAATTATATTGAAACAACTACACCAATATATACCATAAATGTCATATTAAAATCAGCAGCAAATTATATTGTTGATAAAATTCCGCAATTATTTTATAATTCATCAATATTAATAACAATAAATGGAGGTTTATTTAATAATGAATATGAATTAATATCTAAAGAACAAAATTTAGTTGTAGTTGGTAATGAAGTATATGGTAAAAAAGTAGGAGTATATAATTTAATAGTCAGTAAAAAAGCAACATTTATGTACAAAGCATTAAATAAAAAATTAAAAATTATAGTTTATAAAATAAAACAACCTAATTTTAATTTTATTGATTTAGATACAACAATATATGTAGAACCAAATATAGGTATTGAATTAAAAACAACAAGTCCATTAGAAAGTGCAAAAGTTAGATATGTAATAGTATCAGAAACACCAACTAATTCATCAAGAGTAGCAGGTATAACAGAAAATAAATTATTTCCTTACAATGAAGGTATAACAATTATAAAAGCAATAACAACCGAGACTGATAATTATTTATCTACAGAAACTAATTTAATAACAATTAATGTAATTAGAAAAGAACAAAAACCAATTAAAATAACAAATATAGGAGAATTATTTTATGGTTCAACAACATTATTTACTTTATCAGGTGGAAGTATTGAAAGTACATTATTATTTACAAAAAATAATAATAATTGTAATGTTTTATTAAATAAAAATACAATTGAAGGTTTAAATGCAGGAATGTGTAAAATAATAATTACTAAAAAAGGAAATTATATGTATAATGATACAAGTCTAACTTTAAATATTAATGTAAAAAAAATAAGTCAAACAATAAAACTTGAAGATGTAAATTCAGAAAATATAATAATAAATGAACCAAATGTAACAACACCAATTAATATAACAGGAGTAAAAGAAAATCCAAATATAAAATATATTGTCTCAAATCCAGATGTTTGTGTAATAAATAATAATAATATAATAACAATAAGCGAAGGAAGAACAACAATCAAAGCAATATTATTTGAAACACAAAATTATTTACAAACAGAAACAAATACAATAACTATTGATATAATAAAATTAAAAAATACAAGTTTTACAATAATCCCTTCTGATATTTTATATATTAATAAAACCATACAATTAAAAATAATCTCAATAAATAAACGTTCTCCAATAAAATTAGTAAGTGATAATGATAAAATTAGTATTGATGGTCAAAATATAACTGGTCATAAATACGGTGTAAGTAAATTAACTATTACACAATTAGGTGATGAACAATATGAAGATATAGTAACAAATTATGTAATACAAATAAGAAAAATAAAACAAAATATTATATTAAAACAAATAAATTCAAATAATTTAATAAATGTTGATGATAACACAAGTTATGATTTAGTAATTGAAAATGTTAAAGAAAATGCAAATATAACTTATTATATAAAACAAATAGAAAATCAAATAGTTACACAAATACCATGCTATATAAAGAATGGAAAAGTATTTCCATTTTGTGAAGGATCTTGTCTTATATATGCTACAGTTGATGAAACAGAAAATTATGATACAACTTCATCAAATCAAATAACAGTAACTGTATATAAAAATAAAGATTTAAAAGATTTAGGTTCCTTTTATAATATTGATTATAATTCATTATTTGATTTAAATAAATTAGATCCTTTATTAATTTATGAATCAAGTAATAATGAAAATTGTACAATTGTAAATAATGTTTTATTTGCAAAGAAAGCTGGTAAATATAATATAACATATTTTAAATCAGCTGATCGTTTATTCTTTGATTTACAAAAAACATTTGTAGTAAATGTAAAAAAAATATATCAAACATGTATTTTAACAAATATAACTGAAACAAATACTATATATGTTAATCCTAATAATAAAATTGAATTACAAATAACAGGAATAAAAGAAAAGGCACCAATATTTTATAATATTTTGGGTAATGAAGATAATTTATGTGTAATAAATAAAAATATTTTAGTACCATTAAAGAGTGGTAAAATTACAATTGAAGCATATTTATCAGAAACTGATAATTATTTAACAACAAAATTAAATTCAATAAATGTTAATATTATTAAAAATGAACAATTACCTATATCAATTAATTTTAGTGGTACTTTAGAATATTTAGGATCAATTTCAGTAAATATTTTAGGAGGTAGTACAGATATTAATGTAATTTTAGACTCTAGTGATAAAACTATTTGTTCTATATTAAATAATACAATTCTAGGTTTACAAGCAAAAACATGTAGTATAATTGCTATTAAACCGGGTAATTTTATGTATAATGATATAAAAACGAGTCAAATAATAACAGTAAAAAAAATATATCAACCAAATTTTATTGTATTACCATTTAATGATGAAAACACCATTTATGTAAATCCTGAAACAACTCATATTTTAAAAACAAATGAAGTAAAAGAAAATGGTAAAGTCATCTATAAATCTGATAATAATGATTTATGTTCGATTAATAATGATCAACTCATACCATTATTATCTGGTATATGTAATATTCATGCTATAAGTGCAGAAACAGATAATTATTTAGAAACAAAATCTGAGCTTGTCAAATTAAATATAATAAAAAATAATCAATCAGAACTAATAATAAAATATCCTCCAAAAATTAACTATAAAGATTTTGTTTATTTAGAAGTAAGTGGTGGAAATACAATAAATAAAATTATACCAAATATTGATTCATCATTTTGTGCAATTAATGAAAACTATCAATTAGAAGGAACATATGTTGGTTTAGGTAATATCAATTTTTATAAAGAAGGAAATTTTATGTACAATGATATAAACAAAATAATATCAATAGATACTATAAAAATATTTCAAAAAAATATAAATATCAAAAAAATTAATGAAACAAATGAAATTGAAGTTGATCCAGAACTAGAAATAGAATTAAATTTAGAAAATATTGATGATAATCCAAAAATAGAATATGAAATAATATCCCAAACTCCTGTTAAAAAAAATGTATTAAACACAATTAAAATAATTGATAATAAATTATATTCATTAAATGAAGGATCAGCTGTTATAAGAGCTAAATGTTTAGAAACACACAATTATTTAGAAACATTCACACCTGAATTTGAAATAAAAGTTAATTTAAAAAGTGCAAAAAATTTTAATATAGATACCATACCAACACTGTTTTATAATTCATCTGTAAGACTGACAATTGATGGTTCTTTTGATAAAGCAGTTTTTGAAATAAAATCTAATGATAATAATGGTTTATCAGTAAATGAAAATGAATTAAAAGGAAATTATGCAGGATCATATAAACTAACAGTAACAAAATTAGCTACATTTCAATTTAAGGCATTATCAAAAACAGTTAATATAAATGTCTATAAAATAAAACAACCATCATTTTCAATAACTAATTCAAATTTAACATTATTAATTGATATTTATAAAAGTTATAAAATAGAAACAAGTATACCAGAAGAAGAAGCAATAATAAAATATGAATTAATATCAAATACATCAACTAATAGTGAAAATGTTTGTATTTTAAACGGTAACCAAATGTTTTGTATAAATGAAGGTAAAGTAATATTAAAAGCAAAATGTCTTGAAACAAAAAATTATTTAGATACAGAATCAAGTATAGTAACATTTAATATATCAAAAAATGATCAAATACCCTTATCTATTGAACCATTAGATAATTTATATATTAATGGATATATCAATTTAAATGTAATTGGTGGTAGTACATCAACTAGTAATATATATTATATAAATAATAGTAATTGTTATATACAAGATGGTAAAATATATGGTGTAAATTCAGGTATGTCAGTAATAAAAATTTTAAGAAAAGGCAATTACATGTATAATGATGTAACATATAAATTTAAAATATTTATTTATAAAATACCACAGACAGTTAAATTAAATGATATAAATGAAAATAATGAAGTTATTGCATTTTCTTCAGAAACTTATGATTTAATTTGTGATGGTATAAAAGAATTTGGAAATATTGAATATAAAATATTAGATTCATCATCAAATTTTGTTAATAATGAATTACAAATTGATGTTTGTAAAATATCTGGAAAAAATAAAATAATTGGTTTAAATGCAGGAACATGTAGAATTCAGGGAAGAATTCATGAAACTCAAAATTATTTAGAAACATTAACTAATATTTTAACAATTAAAGTCAATAAAAATACAATATCAGATATAACAGTAAGTCAATCAGATATATTATATTTAAATTCTCAAGTTGAAATTAAAATTGAAGGTACAGATATGAATCAAGTTAAAATAGTACCAAATAATGAAAATTTAACTGTTAGTGGTAATATAGTATTTGGTCTTAAACCTGGTAATACAGCATTAAATTTAATTAAAGATGATACAGAAAATAAAAAAGGATTTAATATCAATTATAATATTAAAGTAAATAAAAATGATCAAAACGTTAAACTTGATGATATAAATGAAAAAAATATATTATATGTTAATCCAAATTTAGGTATTGATATAAATGTTTTATATATTCAAGATAATGCACAATATACTGTAAAAATATTAGAATGTATTAGTGGAGAAAGTGATGTAAAAAATGAAAATGTTTGTGCAATTAAAGATAATAAATTATATGTTTTTAGTAGTGGTTTTTGTATTCTTCAAGCAGAAGTATATGAAACAAATAATTTTAATAGTGTAATGAGTAATAGAATAACTGTAACAATGAAAAAGAATGAACAAAAATCTATTGATCTTGATATTGTAAATTCATTATCTTATTTAGAAAGTTTAAATTTAGATTCAATAACAGGAAAAAGTGGAGATGTATTATTATATGAAATAACTAATGAAAATTGTGAAATAATCAATAATACTTTAATTGCAAGAAAAGTAGGAAAAAGTATTTTAAAAGCTTATTTTATGCCAACGACTGAATATGAAGGTGCAATTAGATATTACAATATTGAAGTAAAAAAAATAAATCAACCAGATTTACTCCTTGAAAATATATCAGACACTAATTTGTTTTTAGTTGATCCAGTAATGATTTATAATTTAGAACTTAAAAATATAAAAGAAAATGCAAAATATGTAATTACATCAACTGATTTAAATATATGTAAAATAATAAATAATACTATAAAATTTATTGCAGAAGGTGAATGTGATTTATACTTTACAACATTAGAAACAACAAGTTATTTAAGTACAAAATCAAATATCATTAAAATAAAAATAAATAAAAATGAACAAACAAATTTTAATATAAATAATAATACCGATTTGTTTTATGGTAGTAGCATTAAAATGTTATATTCTGGAGGTAATACTGATAGTAATGTAATTTATACAACAAAATCAACAAATTGTGAAATTATTAATGATAATGTTTTAGGTTTAGCATACGGTGTTTGTACAATTATTGGATATAAAGAAGGCGATTTTATGTATAAACCAATATCAAAATCAATTAATATAATTGTTAATAAAATTTATCAGCCTTCCTTTATTTTAAATGAAATAGAAACATTATTTGTTGATCCACAAATAGCTATACCATTAAATTTACTAAAAACACAAGAAAATGCAATAATTAACTTTGAGTTAATTGATAATGATAATATAATTTCAATTAATAATAACAGTATATTTACTCAAAATTCAGGAACATGTAAATTAAAAATAATATCAAGTGAAACAAATAATTATCTTGAGACAGAATCTAATATAATAACTATAAATGTAATTAAAAAACAACAAAAAGAAATTAAAATAGTTTATCCAACGGAAATTGAATATTTATCTGAAACACAATTAGAAATATTTGGAGGAAGTACAAATAATCCATTTTTATTTACTTATACTAATAATAATTGTTTAATTGATGAAAATTTTAAATTAAAAGGATTATTATACGGAGATTGTAGAATCACAATATTAAAAGAAGGTAATTTTATGTATGAAAATATCCAAAAAGTTATTGATATACATATTAAAAAAATACTTCAACCAAATGTAAATATTGAATTATTTAATGAATTAAATGAAATAGAAGTTGATCCTAATAGTAAATATTATTTAAATATACAAAATACTAATGAAAATCCTATAATAAAATATGAAATAATATCAATGACACCTGATTTATCAAATAATCCTATATTAATAACAGTAACTGGAAATTTATTAGTTCCAATCAATGCAGGAGAAACTCTAATAAAGGCTATATTAGCAGAAACTAATAATTATCTTGAAACAGAAACTCCAAGTATAATAGTATCAACAATATTAAAAACACCTGATAATTATATTATTGATAAATTATCACCATTATTTTATCATTCAACCATACCATTTACAGTAAATAAGGGTGAATTTACTGATGAATATTATCTCGAATCATTAGGAGATTGTATATCAGTAAGTGGTAATATATTATATGGTCTAAAAGCGGGACAATCATTTGTATCAATTACTAAAAAAGCAACTTTTATGTATAAATCAAAAACTAAAAAAATAAAAATTACAGTAAATAAAATTGAACAACCTCTAATAGAAATGATTGATTTAAGTGCTAATATTTTTGTTAATCCAAATATTTATGTACCACTAAAAACTAATGAAATGATAGAAAAAGCAAAAGTTACATTTAAAATAATTAATAATAATGGAATTGATGGTCAATTAATTGTATTTAATAATGATAATTTTTATGCAATTTCATCAGGACAATTTAAATTTTATGCACAAACAATAGAAACTAATAATTATCTTGAAACTAAATCAAAAATATTTGTTGTAAATATAAATAAAAATGAACAAGAAGAATTAATTGTAAAGATACAAGAAAATATTACTATTGAAACATCTTCTCCAATTAATGTTACAGGTGGAAGTACCGAAGGTAATGTAATTTTCAAAACAAATAATACATCATGTACCATTCAAAACAATACAGTTTATGGTGTAAGTTCAAATGTTTGTAAAATTACTGCAACAAAATTTGGTAATGCAATGTATAATGATGTCTCTAAAACAATTAAAATTTATGTTGGAAAAGTAAATCAAAAAGTTAAATTAGTTGATATAAATAGTGATAATAAAATAAATGTAAATCCATTTAATGGTCCAGAATTATTAATTGATGGTATAAAAGAAAATGCACAAATAGCTTATAATGTTGTTGATATTAAAGGAAGTAAAGTATGTTTTATAAATTCTAAGAGAAAATTAATAGCTTTAAATGAAGGAATATGTACTATTGAAGCTTTACTATATGAAACAGAAAATTATTTACCAACAAAAACAAATAAAATAACTGTAGAAATATTACCTTTGCCACAAGATGAATTATTAGTTGAACAAGATAATACATTATATTATAATTCATCTATAAAATTATTAGTATATGGTGGAAGTAATAACAATGAAGTAGTTGTAACATCTTCAAATAATAATTGTGATATTAGTGGAACAATAATATTTGGTGTTAGAGCTGGAAAATCATTATTAACTATAACAAAAAAAGCAGGAGAAAATTATAAAGAAATATCAACAACATATGGTATAGTTATTAATAAAATTGATCAATCAATAATTCTGGAACAAGTAAATAACAAAAATGAATTAATAGTAAATGATGAAGTTTATTTACGTATTAGAAATATACAAGAAAATGCAACAGTATCATATGAAATAACACAAGATAGTCAAATATGTTATATTGATAATAATGATAAATTAACAGCATTAAATTCAGGAACTTGTACAATTCAAGCAAAAACAACAGAAACAACAAATTATTTACCTACTAAAACAAATAGTATTACTGTATTAGTAAATAAAAAAGAACAAGAAAAATTAAATGTTTTAAATGAAACCAAAGTTGATTATAATGATAGTATAAAATTATCAACAATTGGTGGAAATTCAGATTTAAATATAGTTTATACAAGTAGTAATAAAAACTGTGAAATAATAACTGATACATTAATTGCAAAACATTCAGGAAAATGTATAATTTATGCATATAAAAAAGGTGATACTAGTCATGATGATGTAACAACTGAATTTTCAGTCACAATAAATAAAATAAATCAAACAAATTTATTAATAAAAGATTTACCTAATAATAATAAATTATTTGTAAATTCTGAAAAAGAGTATATGTTAGAATTATTAAATATTAAAGAAAATGCTCCATATAAATTTTATATATCAGATTCAAATATTTGTAATATAAAAAATAATAAATTAACAGTAGATAATGAAGGTGAATGTGAAATATATTTCGAAAGTTATGAAACAGATAATTATCTTGAAACAAAGTCAAACATTATTAAGATAAAAGCTATTAAAAATAATCAAATACCATTAATTTATAGTTTTTCACCTAATCAATTATTTTATAAATCTTCAATACAAGCATATACAGACGGTGGTAGTACAAGCAATCAAGTTATTTTATCAACACATGATAATAATAATTGTCAAATATCAAATCATGTATTAATTGGTCTTAATTATGGTTATGCAATAATAAATGTTTTTAAAGAAGGTAATTATATGTATAATGATATAAATGATACATTTAAAGTTAACATTGAAAAAATATTACAACCTAATTTTACATTATTAAATATTAATAATACTAATACAATTTATGTTAATCCTAATAATCCAATAACATTAAGAACAAGTGCAGTTGATGAAAATGCTACAGTTATTTATCAAATAAAATATCCATTTTCTAATGATTTATCAAAAATAGCTTCTATAAATGGTGATCAACTATATGCTAATTTTAGTGGTCAATGTACAATAACAGCATTATCATTACAAACAAATAATTATTTAGAAACAACATCTAATACAATAACTGTAACTATAATTAAAAACGATCAAGATGAATTGACAATTAAATATCCAGAACAAATTAAATATAATGATACAACTTATATTGAATCATTTGGTGGTAATACTGAAAATAAAATATTATTTACAATTGATAATGAAAATTGTATTATTGATGAAAATAATAAATTAAAAGGATTAATTGTTGGAAAATCAATAGTAACTGCAACAAAAGAAGGTAATTTTATGTATAATACAATAACTAAAGACTTTGAAATTGAAGTTATTAAAATAAAACAAAACAATATATTGATTGAAGACATCAATGAACTTAATGAAATTGAGGTAAATCCTGATTCTAAATATTATATTAATACATTAAATATATCAGAATCGGCTAAAATTAGTTATGAAATAATTAATATGGTTCCAGATAATTCTAATAATAGTCAAGTTTGTTCTCTAAATGATAATTTATTAATACCATTAAATTCTGGTTATGTTGAAATAAAAGGAAAAACTAGTGAAACTATAAGTTACATTCAAACTGAAACACCAATATTTAGAATTAATATTTTATTAAGTAGTCCATCAAATTTTATTGTTGATAAAGTTCCAATATTATATTTGAATTCATCAATAAAAATAACTATAGATAATAATAAATTTAATGTAAATGATTATGAATTTTCAACAGTAAGTGAAAATATATCTGTTAACAATAATGCTATAACTGGATTAATGTGTGGCACAGGATATTTATTGATAAAAAAGAAAGAAACATTTATGTTTAAAGCATTAACAAAAAAAGTTAAAATAACTGTTAATAAACTTCAACAACCAAAATTTGAAATAATAAATTTAAATAGTGAAATATACATAAACCCATCAGAACCATTATTATTAACAACAACAGAAACTATGGAAAATGCATTAGTTACTTATAAGATATTATCATATAATGTATCGGGATCACCTGGTAAAATAGGATATATTTTAAACAATAAATTAACTACATTAAACATAGGAACATTTTTATTACAAGCTATTTCAAAAGAAACAAATAGTTATTTATCTACTGAATCACCAATATTAAATATAACAATAATTAAAAATGAACAAACAAAATTAGAAGTAAATGTAACTGATAATGTTCTTAAAGGTGAATATATACCATATACTGTAACAGGTGGTAGCACAATGAATAATCTTAAAGTAGTTGTTAATAATGATAATTGTTCAGTTAATGAATCTAATATTTATGGTATTTATGCAGGACAATCTAAAATAACAATTATAAAACCAGGAAATTTTATGTATAATGATATAATTTCTAAAATTATAGTAAATGTTCTTAAAATACCACAAGAAATTAAATTACTTGATATTAATAATAATAACACATTATTTGTAAATAGTAATAAATCATATGAATTAGTTGTTTCAAATATTAGTGAAAATGGGAATATTAAATTTGAAAACAAATCAAATAATGATGTATGTGTAATAAGAGATAATAAATTAACAGCTGTTAAAGCAGGTAAATGCATAATTCAAGCAACTATTGCAGAAACAACAAATTATAAAGAAAGTACAAGTAATGAATTAGAAATTAATGTAAATACAATACCACAAGATGATATTGATATAACATTTAATACATTATATTATAAATCTAATACTCATATAATTGTTAATGGCGATATATCAAATAATATTGTAATTACATCTGAATCTAAAAACTGTTCAATTAGTGGTAATATTGTTTATGGAAAAAATTATGGAAAATGTTTATTAAAAGTAACAAAACTCGGTGATGACATATATAATTCAATAACAAAAACTGTAGAAATTAATGTAAATAAAATTAAACAAGATATAAAACTTAATAAAATTAATGATGATGATACAATTTATATAGATCAAAATAAACAATATACAATATTATTAGATGGTGTTGAAGAAAATCCATATATTAAATATATATCATCTGATACTAGTATAGTAAATATTGTTAATAATCAGTTATTTGCTCTTATAGAAGGTAAAGTTATGATACATGCATTTGTAGGTGAAACAGATAATTATTTAGAAACAGAATCAAATAAAATATCATTGAACATAGTTAAACAGCAAACTGAATTAAAAGGCGAATATATAAAATTAAATTTAGATTTTAATAGTAAAATAGAATTACAACCATTTAGTATATCAAATAGTAATTATAGAGAAATTATTTATGAAACTGAGAATAATAATTGTAAATTAATAAATAATGTTGTTATTGGTATGGTATCTGGATTTTGTAATATTACTGCAAAATTAAAAGGTGATGAACAATTTGTTGAACAAGTAGTAAAATATAATATAAAAGTTAATAAAATCAAGCAACCTCAAATTAAAATCAGTTTATATGATTATGAAAATTATTATTATATCAATCCTAATATTGGGCATCAAATAAATATTACACAAATAATTGAAAATCCAAAAATCAATTATATAGTTTCAAATAATTCATTATGTAGAATTGATGATAATAAAATTTATGGTTTAAATGAAGGTGAAGTAACAATATATTTACAAACTTCAGAAACAGATAATTATTTATCAAGTACATCGAATAAAATCAATTTAAGATTTATTAAAAATAATCAAGCTGATATTACTGTATTAGATAATATAAAATTATACTATAACCAATTAACAAAAATAACTGTAAACGGTGGCAGTATAATGAATTTACCTATAATAACTACAGATTCATCTAATTGTAAAATATTATCAGATCAAGTTTTAGGTTTATCTTATGGTCATTGTGTATTAAATATAATGAAAGAAGGAAATTTTATGTATAATCCAGTTAAAACATCAATAAAATTATTAATAAATAAAGTTGAACAACCTAATTTTATAATATACAATATAAATAAAACAAATACAATTTTAGTAAACTCAACTGTTCCAATAAAATTAAATGTTTCAGAAACAATGGAAAATCCTATAATACTTTTTAAAGTTATAAATAATAGTTCAAATAATGAAAAAATAGTAAGTACTGATGGTTTTAATCTTTATGCAGATATGGAAGGAACATGTACTTTAATTGCTATTGCAAAAGAAACTAAAAATTATTTAGAAACACAATCAAAACCAATGATTATAAATGTAGAAAAGAATAAACAAGACCCAATAGATATTAAATTTCCTCCAATAATTAATTATCAAGAGAAAATATATATTGAATCATCAGGTGGTAATACTGATTTACCTATAAAATTTAAAACAAGTAACGATAATTGTATTATAGATTCTAGTAATAATTTAGTATTAGGTAATAAAACCGGATCATGTGTAATAACAGCAAGTAAAGAGGGTAATAATATGTATCAACCAATAAAAAAAAAAATAGTTGTTAAAATTATTAAGATTGAACAACCTAATTTATCAATAAATAAATTTAATGAATTAAATGAAATAAGAATTGATATGAATAAAACTCATATTTTAAGTATTAAAAATATAAATGAAGATCCAAAAATAAATTATATAATTGTTAATGATAAACCAGTTGATAAAACAGTTTCTAATACAATAAAATTAGTAGATAATCAAATAACAGCAATAAACGAAGGGTTATGTCAAATAAAAGCTATAATTTCTGAAACACCAAATTATAAACAAACAGAAACATCTATAATTGATATTCATATCAAATTAAATGATCCAAATGATTTTATTGTTGATACATTAAAATCAATAAATTATGATACATCATTTAATATAACAGTAAATGATGGTTATTATAATATAGATGAATATGATATAGTACCAGAAAATTTAGATGCATTTAATATTAATAAAAATGTATTAATACCATTAATTTCAGGAGAACAAAAAATAAATGTTATTAAAAGATCAACTTCAACATTTAAAGAATTATCAAAAATGATAAAAATACAAATTAATAAAATAGATCAGCCTAATTTTAATATAACAAAATTATCACAAGAAATTTTTATTAATTTACAAAATCCATATGTAATTGATACAACACCTTTTAAAGAACTATCAAAAGTAACATTTGAAATAATATCAAGTAGTCCTAATGGAAATAGTGGTCCTGTTTGTAAAATTGATAAAAATAATTTATTTGCTTTAAATTTAGGAACATGTTTGATTCAAGCAGTTTCTTCAGAAACAAACAATTATAATAAAACAATATCACCAGTTTTTAATTTATCATGTATTAAAAATAATCAATCACCATTAGAAATTAGTGATATCCAAAATTTATATTATGATTCATATATAACATTATCTGTATTTGGAGGTAGTACAAATAGTTCAATACAAATAAGACCAATGTCAAATAATTTCCAAATCAAAGATAATATTTTATATGGTATTTTAGCTGGTAGTGGATCAATAACTTTATTTAAACCTGGTAATAATGTATACAATGATATTAAAATGAAATTTAAATTAACTGTTTATAAACAATTACAAGACATAAAATTACTAAATATCAACGATAATAATGAAATAGTACAAGGCTCTACATATAATTTAGTAGTAGAAGAGTTAAAAGAAAATCCACATCTAAAATATAATATAGTTAATGTTCATTCAACAAATGAAAACAAAAATATATGTTATTTTTCAGGTAATACTTTAATAACACTCTTACCAGGTGTCGTAATATTAGAAGTAGAAACAGATGAAACATTAAATTATCTGTCAACTAAATCAAATCAAATAGTTGTGACAATAACACCACGTAAACAAAATGATATTATAATATTACCAAGTGATCCATTATTATATAAATCTTTTATAACATTAAATGTATCTGGAGGAAGTATTGATTCAAATTTTATTGTAAAAGCAAATAATTCAAATTGTATTGTTGAAAACAATAAAATATATGGAAATAAAACAGGAAAATGCAAATTAACAATTGAAAAACTTGGAAATAATATTTATGATAAAGTTATAAAAGATTATATAATAAATGTTCAAAAAATCAATCAAACACCAATTATTGAAATATTAAATATTAAAAACAATACAATTTATGCAGATAATAATAATAGTTACAATATTAAAGTTTCAAATATTTTTGAAAATCCAAATATAAAATACAATTTAGTTACAAATTTTAATAATTGTTGTGAATTAATAAATAATAAAATTTTTGGTGTTAATAGTGGTTATTTTGTATTAAATGCTACAATTTATGAAACAGCAAATTATCTTGAGACAATAACACAAAATATTCAAATAAATGTTATAAAGAAAAATCAAAATGAAATAATAACTGATATAGTTAAAGAAATTAATTATAATGATTCATTTAAATTAAATACAGACGGAGGTAATACTGAAAATAAATTTGATTATAATATTGATGGAAGTAGTTGTATTGTAGAAAATGATATGTTAATAGGTAAAAAAGGAGGTACATGTAAACTAACAATTACTAAAAAAGGAAATAATTTATATAATGATATCTCAAAAGAAATTATGATTAAAGTAAATAAAATTTATCAATCAGAATTAAAAATTAATAATATTAATGAAAAAAATACAATATTTGTTAATCCAAGTATTAAATATAAACTAAGTATATCCAATGTCAATGAAAAACCAAATATACTTTTTAAAGTTAGTAACTATAATATTTTAAATGTAATAGATGATTATTTATATGGTTTAAGTGAAGGTATTGCAGAAATTTATTTTATTACAAATGAAACAGAAAATTATCTAGAAACTAAATCTAATGTATTAACAATAGTTGTAAATAAAAATGAACAAGCAACATTTAATATTAATTTATCTAATAAACTATATTTTAATGGAAGTACAACAATTAATATTTTTGGCGGAAGTGTTATTGAAGATCCAATATATGCAATTAATAATAATAATGTTAAAATTATCAATAATACAATAATAGGTTTAAATTCTGGAACTACACAAATTATAGCAACAAAACCAGGAAATTATATGTATGAACCAATAAAAACAAATATTTTTATTGAAGTATTAAAAATAGAACAACCTAATTTTACATTATTAAATATAAATAATACAAATAATATCTTTGTTGATTATGATAATCCAATTAAACTATTAATTACAAATGTATTTGAAGATCCATTAGTAACATATACAATTGAATATGAAAATCAAAAAAATAATATATACATAAACAATGGATATTTATATAGTAAAAGCGAAGGAATATGCTATATCACCGCAGTAACAGCAGAAACTGACAATTATTTAATAACAAAATCAAATAGACTTAAAGTAACAGTTGTAAAAAGAGAACAAAAAAGTCTTGTTTTTAAATATCCAACTAATTTAAAATATTTAGAAAAAGGTTATGTAACAATAAAAGGTGGTAATACTAAAAATCCAGTTATATTAAAATCAACTAGTCCTAATTTAATTATAGAAAATAATACAATAATTGGTAATAAAGTAGGTACTTATACAATTGAAGTAACAAAAGAAGGTAATGATTTATATTTACCCATCAAATCATCAATAAATATCAATATAATTCCTGTTAATCAACCAAATATTAAATTAATAGATATAAATCAAACTAATGAAATAATGATAAATCCAGAAAAAGAAATTTCATTGTTAGTAGAAAATATCTTGGAAAATGCAGATTATAAATTAATAATTGTTAAAAATAAACCTATTGATATAACCCAAAAAGATGTTTGTATAATTCAAAATAATAAATTAGTAGGATTAAATATTGGTACATGTATAATTAAAGCAATTACAAATAAAACAAATAATTATTTAGAAACTGAAACTAATGAAATAAATATTACTGTAATATTAAATGATTCAGAACAATTTTTTATAGATAAATTACCAATAATTGAATTAAATAAATCAGGTAAAATCACAATAGAAAATGGTTTTGATACAAATAAATATAAAATTATAGCTCAAACAGATAATATTGATATAGAAAATAATATAATATATGGTAAAAAAGCAGGTAACTATTATTTAAATGTAACAAAAATTTCTACAACTGATACTAAAGAATTATCAAAAAAAATACTTATAACAGTAAATAAAATAAAACAACCAAATTTCATATTTAATATTGATGATAAATATTTTGTTAATACCACAGAAAAATTAAAAATAAAACCAAATAATTTATTAGAAGATAGTAGGATAACATACCAAATTTTATCTAACAATCCAATAGGTGAATATTCAGATGATGTTTGTATAATTAATAATGGTATATATGCTGTAAATCAAGGTAAATGTACAATTAAAGCAATATCAAGTGAAACAAATAATTATTTAGCAACTGAATTTGTTTTTGACATAAATATAGTTAGAAATATTCAAAATGATATTCAAATAGATAATACAGATGTAATAATTGATTCATTCATAGATTTAAAAGTATCAGGTGGTTCAACAACAAATAATATATTATTTTTTAATGAAGATAATAATACTTATGTTGTAAATAATAGATTATATGGTATATCGGGCGGTGTTTCTAAATTATCTGCGTATATTAAAGGAAATCAAATATATGAACCAATAACAAAAACTTTTGATATAATTGTTAATAAAAAATATCAATCAGTTATTTTACAACAATTAAATATAAATAACGAAATAGTTATAAAACCGGATGTAGGTTATAAAATATTTGTTACTAATGTTAAAGATAATGCATATATAAATTATGAATTTACTAATGGTTATGTAAAAGAAGGATTATTTTATCCTTATAAACCTGGTAAATGTACACTAAAAGCAATATTAACAGAAACCAATAAATTTTTAGAAACCGCAACTAATACTATTAATATTATAGCAAAAACAATTATAATTGATGTTCTAGATATTCAATTATTAGGACCTTTATATTTTAATTCAAAAACATCATATAATGTAATATCAAATAATTCAAATGAACCAGTTAATTTTACCCTAAAATCCGATAAATGTAGTATTAAAGATAATTTTATTTATGGATTAAAATCAGGAAAATGTTTAATAACAGCATATAAAAATGGATTAAATAGTAATATTATTTATAAAGATTTTGTTGTAAATGTACAAAAAATTAAACAAAATGTTATTCTTCAAAATATCAATATAAATAATACAATATATATCAATGAAGAAGTTGGTATTGAATTAAAAATAATAGGTATTAATGAAAATCCAAATATTGATTTTATTGTAAAAAAAATATCAGGACTAACACAAATGCCATGTAATATCAAAAATAATAAATTATATGGTTTATCTAGTGGTTCATGTCATATTTCAGCTGTTTTAGGTGAAACTAATAATTATCTTTCTACAAAAACTAATGGTTTTATTGTAACTGTTCTAAAAAATGATGCAAATGATATAAAATTAAATTCTACAAATATTGTAAAAGTAAATGATTCTATCAATTTAGATTTCTCAGATAATAGTGAAATATCATTAATATCAAATAATGATAAATGTATTGTAACAAATAATAATTTAATTGGTGTTAAAGCAGGTATGTGTGTTGTTACATTAAATAAAAATGCAACTAGTATTACAAATAAATTAATTAAAAATTTTATAATAAACGTTATTAAAAATGAACAAAAAAATGTAATTTTAGAAAATATAAATTCAAGTAATACTATTAATGTAGATGATATTTATGATTTAAATGTATTAAATGTTATTGATAATGCAAAAGTTATATTTAGAATAATATCTGAATTTAATTCTAAAAATAGTACAGTTTGTATAATAGATAATAATAAATTAATAGCAATTAATGAAGGTATATGTTATATTAATGCAACAATTAGTGAAACAGATAATTATAATGAATACAATACAAATAAAATAATGATAACTGTTATAAAGAAAGAACAAGCACCATTAAAACTAGCTGATACAATCAATGTTAAATTTAATGATAGTGTTAAAATTGATAAAACAAATGATATTAGTTATGTTTCAAATAATAACAATATTAAAATTATTAATAATGTATTAATTGGTATTAATTCAGGAACATCTATTATTACAGCTTCAAAACAAGGTAATAATAAATTTAATGATATATCTACTAAAATTAATGTAATCATTAATAAAATATATCAACCAAATTTATCAATAATCGGTTTAACAGATTATACAATAAAAATCGATAAAGAAAATGGTTATAAATTATTTATTAATAATACATCAGAAAAACCAAGTGTTAGTTTTGAAATATTTAATTCTTCAAGTAAAGATGTATGTAAAATAGATGCATCAAATACATTATTTGGATTAAAAGAAGGTTCGTGCTATATTAGGGGAATAACTACAGAAACTAAAAATTATTTAGAAACAAAAACAGCTCCAATAAAAATAACTGTTATTAAAAATAATCAAAATGAAATTAAATTTTCAACACTTGATCAATTAAATTTTAATTCATCTATCAAATTGAGTATAGAAGGTAGCGATATAAATACACCAGTTAAATATAGTGTTGTAGATTCTAGTAATTGTTCAATAGTTAATAATGTATTATATGGTATTAATAGTGGTTCGTGTATAATTAAAGCAGTTAAAGATGGTAATGAATTATATAATTCTATTGAAACTAATTTACAAATAGATATTTTTAAAATACCACAACCTAATTTTTCATTAAATAAATTAGAAAATGTTATAGTAAGTTTAGACCCATATATATTAAAAACAACAACTCCAATTGAAAATGCAAATGTTTATTATAAAGTATTAACAAGTGTAAATTCAAAAAATCAAATTGAAAATATTGTTTATATAAATGATAATAAGTTATATGCACTTAAAGCAGGTGTATGTATTATACAAGCGGTTACAAGTGAAACAGAAAATTATTTATCAACAAAATCAAATCAAATAATAATATCTGTTATACCAGAAAAAATAATAATTGAAAGCACAAAACCAACTATTAATATACCAGTTGAAATGCCAATAGAAGTGTTATCTGATATGATAAATGTTGGTTTACCAGTAACAGCTATTACAACTATACAAAAATTAACATCAAATAATATAAAAATTTCATCTCCTGAAGCAATTAAAGAACTTCTTAATGCAGGTGTTCCTCAAAAATCAATTGCAAATATAATACAAATAGCAAATAATGCGATACCAATACCTGTAAATAGTTTACCGGTTCCAAAAGAATTACCTAATTATGTTCTCCAACAAATGATTTTAAATGGTTTACCTCCAACTGCTATAAATACAATACAACAACTTACATCAATTGGTATACCATTAAATTCACCTATTGCATTAAAACAATTAAATAATATTGGTGTAAACGAAACAACTATAAATAATATTCAAACAATTGTAAGTTCAGTTACACCAATACCAATAAATAGTATGGAACCAATTCTTCAATTACCATTAAAAACAGTGCAAGAATTAATTAATAATGGTATATCTCCAACATTAATACCAACAATACAACAAATGGTATCAATTGGTATTCCATTAAATTCTACATTAGCTATTGAACAATTAACTAAATTAGGAGTACCAAAGAATATTATTAATACTACACAACAAATTACTTCAAATGTTAAACCAGTTGTAGTTACAGAATCAACTCCAACTTTTATTTTATCAAATGATACAATACAAAAAATGGTAAGTAATGGTTTATCACCAAATGCAATTAATACTGTACAACAGCTTGTATCTGCCGGTATTCCTTTACAATCTGAAATAGCAATAAAAGAATTAACTAAAATAGGCGTTAGTCAAAATACTTTAGTAGCAATACAAAGTATATCTAGTACAGAACCACCTGTTCCAGCTCCTATACAATATGTAGTTAAAAAACCAGAACCTGTATTAATAGCAAATATAATTTCTAGTTCCGAATCTGCAATAAAACAATCTATGAGTAGTTCACAAAAATCCGCAATATTAAAATTATTGCAACAATTACAAAATAAAAAATCAGTACCTGTACAATCAAAACCAGTACCTGTACAATCTCAACCTATTCCAATACAATCAAAACCAGTACCTGTACAATCAAAACCAGTACCTGTACAATCAAAACCAGTACCTGTACAATCAAAACCAGTACCTGTACAATCAAAACTAGTACCTATACAATCAAAACCAGTATCTGTTCAATCAAAACCAATTCCAAAAATTGTATCAAGTGCAAAAGCTAGTGCAACGACAGGTACAAAAACTAAACCAGTTTTGAGATCAGTAACACCAACTAAATCAACTAGTGTACCTACTACAAAAAAAGAATTAGTTAAAAAATTAGCTGCTGTATTAAGTAAAAAAAAGTAAATATATAAAAATAAATTATTAATTTATTCTAATGAATTCTAAAATTATTTTTGATTACATATTATATTTAGAAAATGAAAATAACGATTTTAAAAATAAAAATGATCAATTAATTGCAAGTCTTAATGATCTGAATGAAGAACTTAATAGTTTAAAAAAAGTATCATTAATGCTTAATTTTAATAAACAATTAAAAGAAAAAAATACTATTATTACAAATCTTGAAAATGAAATTAGAAATATAAAAAATAATTTAGATAAAAAAATAGAAATGAAATCCGAAGTTGATATAAAAACTAAATCCGAAGTTGATATAGAAATAAAATCCGAAGCTGATATAGAAATAAAATCAGAAGCTGATATAAAAACTAAATCCGAAGTTGATATAAAAACTAAATCCGAAGCTGATATAAAAACTAAATCCGAAGTTGATATAAAAACTAAATCCGAAGCTGATATAAAAACTAATATAGTTGTAAATGAAGATAAGAAAAAAAAGAAACCAAAAAATTGTGAAATAATAAAATATAAATTAACTGAATATTTATTAAATAATGATACTAATGAAATTTTTGAATTAAATGATAAAAAATTATTAGAATCAATCGGAATATTAAAAAATGGAAAAGTAAAGTTTTATAATAAATAATATGCGTTATATTTAATTAATTTTAAAATTAATTATATATAATGGATTTGATAGTAGGAATTGATTTTGGAACAACAAACACTGTTGTTTCATTTTTTAAAAATAATAAACCGCAAATTTTAAAAGATGGGATTTATAAAAGTATACCATCAAAAATAGGAATAAAAAATAATAAATTATATTTTGGAAACTATTTACCTTTAGTTTCTGATGATTTATTTAATAATTTTAAAACAAAAATTGGTTCAGATTATGATATAAAACACAATGATATTTTTTTAAAAGAAAATGATATATTAATTTATTTTTTTAATCATATAAAAAAAATCATAAAAAAAAATTTTAAAGATGATTATAATATTAAGTCTGTAATTACAGTTCCTTCGAATTTTAACGATAAACAAAGAGAAATAATTAAAAATGCTTTTAATAATTGTGGATTTAATGTTATAAAAATAATAAATGAACCTTCTGCCGCAGCTTTAGCATATGGATTAAATAATATAAATGAAGATGAAGAAAGAATTTTAGTAGTAGATATAGGAGGTGGAACTTTAGATTTAACAGTATTATTGAAAGAAAATGGATTTTTTGAAGTAATCCACAGTACCGGATTGAATAATTTAGGAGGTAATAATTTTACAGATTTGATATATAATTATGTTATAAAAAAATATCCAACGATATTAGAAAAAAATAAAAAAATATTATGGTATATATGTCAAAATACAAAAGAAAAACTATCATATATAGATAATTATCAAATTAAACTTAAAAATTATAATGGGAATAATGAAGATTTATTATTAGATTTTGATAATAAAACTTTTCAAAGATTATCATATGAAATAATAGATGAATATCAAGAAATATTAGAAAAAATAAGAAATGATTACAATGATATTAAGTATATTGTAATGGTAGGAAATTCAAGTAAAATTCCTATTTTACAAGAAAAAATAAAAGAAATATTTACAATAAATCCATGGTTATATCCCAACTTAGAATCTGTTGTATCAGAAGGTGCGTGTTTATACGGAGCAATAAGTGAAAATAAGTTTGAAATAAATACTAATGTATTATTAGTTGACGTGGTCCCATTATCACTTGGTGTTGAAACATCTGATGGGACATTTTCAGTTATAATACCTAAAAATACACCTTTACCAGCAAAAAGAACTCAAAAATATACATCAGACACACCTTTTGATGAATCAGTTAAAATAAAAGTATATCAAGGTGAAAGAAAAGTTGCATCAAAAAATACATTAATTGGAGAATTTATATTTGATAAAGTTTCATTAACATGTAAACCAATAATAGATATAACATTTAAAGTAGATACTAACGGTATAATAAATGTTATTATTGTAGATAAAAAATCAAATGTAGAAAAAAATATTTTAATAAAAGATATTCCTATATTTAATGATGATGAATTAGAAAATATTTTAAAAATAGCTGAACAAAATGAAGAATTAGATGAAGAAGAAACTTTAATAAAAAATAGAACTTATATAATTAAAACAAAAATAGAAATTATATTAAATAATGTAAAACTAAATGACTTATTACAATCATCAAAGAAAGATGATATAATTAAACATATAATAGAATTAGAAACTAAGTGTGATGAATCTACAAATAGTACAGTTTTACTTAATATTTTGAAAGAACTAGAAGAAAATTATTGTACATATACAAATGTGCAAAACTACGAAGAAGAAAATAAAGGTGATGATGTTGAATATATAATTTTCCAGGAAATGAAAGAAAATTTATTAACAAAAGTTACAATATTGCTAAATAAAAATCCAGAATGGGAAGAGTATTTAAAACCAATATTAGATGAGCTAAACTATAATAATATAACAAAAGAATACTTAATAGATAAATTAGAAATAATAAAAGATTTAGAAGACAATGATGAAAATATTGATTATAAAGAACAATTAAAAAATTTATGTTTATTTTTACGTTCTGAAATAGAATTAAATAATATTTCTGTTACAGAAGAAAAATTAATATATTTAATTAATTTAATTGAGGAGACATTAAATGTGTTAGAAAATAATGATGAAGATATAGATTGGGAACAAACATTAGTAAATTTCAATTCAAATTGTGAAGAAATATATAATATAAATGAGCAAATAGTAATTTAATTAATTTTTTTATTAAAATTAATTAATTTATTTTATTTTATTTTAAACGGTAACATTTTCTTGTTTTAAACGGTAACATTTTCTTGTTTAGCAGCATTTTTTTTAACTTTAATCAGTTGATTTTTGTATTGTTTAGTAATAACTCTAGCTTCACCATTATCAGATTTAATTGTATAGGTAATTGGTTGGTCAAGTTTAATTCTAGAACCTTTGTAGTTATATTCATGTCTTTTAGATCCTCTAGTAGATTCTCTAATTGAGAAATTAACTTGAACATCAGCTTCAGAATTATTTTCAAGACTTCTAAAGTGTTTAGAAAGAGCTTTATTAGCAGCTTGATATGGTGTTAAACCAGTAAATCTACCAGTAAATCCTTCATCACCTGGAAGTTTAACTTTAAAAGATCTAGTTTTAGAATCACCTTCTTCTTCTTCAGCTTCAGCTTCTTCAGCTACTTTTTCAACAACTTTTTCTTTTTTAGGTGCAGCCGCTTTTTTAGGAGCACCAGTTTTCTTTTCTTCAACAGGTGCTTCTTTAGCAGGGACTTGTTTACCAGTAGCTTTTTTAACAGGAGCAGCTTTTTTAGCTACAACAGGTTCAGCTTTAGGAGCAACAGTAGATTCTACTTTAGAAGTTTTTTTAGTTGAAGTTTTTTTTGCACCAGCTTCTTGAACAGGTAGAACAGGGGTAACGGTTTTTTCAACAACAGGGGTTTCAGTTTGTTTAGTAATTTTAGTTTTAGGAGCCATTTTATATACAATATTATAATATTATATTTTTAAATCAAACACACCATATTTTTTTTAAATGCGTCTACGTATCTTTTAAGTAGGTTTCTTAAGTATATTTTTTTTATTATTTTCTATTGCATTTTTAATAATTTAATATATAATATAAGTTAAATTATGCAAAATAATAATAATGCAAAATTAAAAAATTTTAAATTATTAATTTTACAAAACAAATACAAATTTATATCAAATTTAATATTAAAATTAACTGATCACATTATTTATTTGGAAAATAATTATTTAATAGATCAAAATGATAAAAATGTAAATATAAGTAATTTGTATGAGATTAATAAAAATTTAAATTCAATTAATAATAGTTATTTACTAACAACATTCAAAGAAGAAACAAATATTGATACTGAGTTAAATATAATTTTGGAAGAAAATAATCAAATAGATAATAATCTTTTACTTACATTTACACCTATTATAAATTTGATAAATAAAAAATTTATTCCATTTAATAAAGAAGAAACACAAATAAAAGAAATTATAAAAAAAATAGGATATTCAACCATTATTGATTTATTAGGATTATTTTATAAAAATGAAAACACAGAATTAGATAAATTATTAAATGAAATTAATGATATTTTTTGTCCTTTATCTATAAATTTTTATAAAGTAGATGCCAATATAATGGATAACAATTTATTTTATTTTTGGAAAATACCTAGAAATTTTAATGATAATGATTTATTGGAATTAACACGAGAATTATGGATCAAAAATATCAATGATAAAAATAGTTACATAAAAATAGAAGGTATTTTTAAAATAGATTCATTATCAACTATAATTAAAACATGTCAAATAAACTATACAAAACTATATGAAAAAAAGAAGAATATATTAAAAGAACTTGATATAATTAATGAATCAAGTATTGATAATGATTTTATAAAAAGATTTATGAAATTTGATTACATAGGTAATATTTATTCAATGAAAATAGAAGAATATGTTGATCATATAATTAATTCACATAATTTATATTATCAATTAGTAAAATTATCTTTTATTAACATTATGAAGAATTTTATATCAAATGGAAATCAAATTAATAATTTATATAATATAATATTTTTATTATTATTAGGTAATGATGATAATTGTGATATTGCTTCTTTACTACTTGGTGTAACTAAAGAAAAAAAATTCAATTCACCTAATATATATAATTTAATATTAAAAAGATTACCTTTTTTTTTACAATTAAAATTAAAAAAATCAAATAATAATATAAAAAATGAACTAATAAAAATAAAATCAATTCATTTAGAAGATATTGATTATAAAAGTCAAATCATATCAAATAAAGACATACCACAAAATATTAAAAATATTGCATTAGAAAAAATAGAAGAAATGAAAAGTCAAAATAACGAATATTATAAACAAAAAACATTTGTTGATCATATTTTAAAATATCCATGGTCAAAAAATAATAATACATTCTACGAAGAATTTTTAGAAAACTCTGAAAAAAGAATAGGATTTTTAGAAAATATTAGTACAAAATTAAACAATTTAACATATGGTCATCAGGAAGCAAAAAATATATTATTACAAACTATTGCTAATTGGATTAGTAATCCAAATAGTGGTGGTAGACCTTTAGGTTTTGTTGGACCACCTGGTGTTGGTAAAACACTATTAGCTAAAAGTATTTCAAAAGCATTAGATATTCCTTTTGCAGAAATAACTTTAGGTGGACAAAATGATGGAGAATTATTACATGGTCATGGATATACATATTCTGGTTCACAACCTGGATTAATTGTAAAAAAAATGGTAGAAATGGGTAAAGAAAGATGTATTTTATATTTTGATGAATTAGATAAAACAGCATCAAAACATGGTAATGTTAATGAAATTTCAAGTATTTTAATACATTTAACAGATCCAAATATGAATAAATCATTTCAAGATAGATTTTTTCAAGGTATTGATTTTCCCTTAGACAAAGTTATAATGATTTTTTCATATAATGATTCAGAAAAAGTAGATCCAATTTTACTTGATAGATTATGTGAAATAAAAGTTAAACCTTATACAATTTTTGAAAAAATAATAATTGTAAAAAATTATGTAATACCTGAACTTAAAACAAATATAGGAATAAATGAAAAATGGACACAATTGGATGATTTTACAATAAGATTTATAATTGAAAATTATACAAGTGAAGCAGGTATTAGAAACATTAAAAGAAAAATAGAAAAAATCTTTTTAACATTAAATTTAGAATTACTATTAAATAAAATAAATTCAGATTATATTTTAACAGAAGAAGAAATAAAAAGAATTTTATTAAAACCTTTATCTGATTACACTAAAATTAATGATAAAAATCATATTGGTATTATTAATGGTTTATATGCAACAACATTAGGTGATGGTGGTATTATTCCGATTCAAGTTTTTAATAATTTTAATGGAACTACATTTGATATTAAATTTACTGGAAAACAAGGAGATGTTATGAAAGAATCAGTACAATGTTCTTTGACATGTGCTTTAGATTATATAAAACGTAATATAGATAAGTATAAAATTACTGATTTAGATAAATACTTACATGATAATTTTAAAAATGGGTTTCATGTTCATGCACCATCAACATCAACACCAAAAGATGGACCAAGTGCAGGTTGTGCATTTACTAGTGCATTTATTTCAAGGTTATTAGGGAAAAAAATATTAAATACAGTTGGAATGACGGGTGAAATTGAATTAACAGGAAAAATAACAAAAATTGGTGGTTTAGAATTTAAACTAATTGGTGCTAAAAAAGCAGGTGTAACACAAGTATACGTATCAAAAGAAAACAAAGAAGATTTAGAAGAAATTATAAAAAAAAATAATAATATTATTGATGAAAATTTTAAAGTAGAACTAGTTGATTATATTGATGACTTTATTGATAAAATATTAGTTGACTAAAAAAAATTTAAATTTTAACTTCGATTGTTTTCTTTTTAGGTTTAATAATCATTTCTTCTTCAGTTTCACTGTCTGATTCTTGAGAAGATGAATCACATGTTTCTGTCGATTTTTCAGTAATTATTAATTCATCTTCATTAATAATTTTTTCTTCTTTTTCTATACTATTTTTCTTTTCTAAAATTAAATTAGTTATTTCATTATTCATAATAATTTTGTGATATGGATAAATTTTTCTATATGTTTTTGAAATTGTAACATCAGAAATACCAAAAATTTCTGAAATTTGTTTTTTTGAAATTTCAACATGATACATTGTTCCAACTAGTAAAATACAACCTGCTGCTACAGAAGGTGGCTCATGTGTAGATGCTAATCCTAATTTATTAATATTCATAGATATATCTTTAGATTTATCAATATATTGCTTATCAATATTTAATTTTTTAGCAAATCTTTCAATAAAATCAGATGCTTGTGAACTTTTTATTTCACTAAAAATTGTTGTAATATCAATATAGTCTAAAAATTTTCTACAACCTTTATTAACATGTTTAATTTCTAAATCATAAATATCAGCAATTTCTTTAGGACTACGTGGTTCTTTTTGTAATTTACAAGCATGAAATACACAAGCAGCAATCATAGATCTTCTATTAATACATCTCATTATCATATTTTTACCTTTTCTTTTTCCTTTTGTATGTTTACATTCACTTACTTTTTTATATAAAATTTTTGAAGTATCAATAATGGTTTGTGTAATATTATATTTTTTACATTTTAATTGAATTCTTTCTAAAACTTCCATTAAACTTTTTTCTTTATAAGGCATTTGTCCTTGCCTTTGAATAGCACTTAATCTATTAAAACCTTTTGAACTAATCTTAGTACCTAATGCAGATTTTGGAAAAAAATAATTTGATGGACAACCGTATCGAGATGTCCCATTAATATCTCCATTAAATTCGTGATTTTTATCTAAAAATTCTTCATTAATAACTGCACAGTCCTGACACACTAAATAACCTTTGGTATTATCTATAACTAATTTATTACTTTTACAAGAAATACAAACATTTTCTAGTTCTTGTGGATCTTGTTTTTTATTCAAGTCTAATCCATACAGTAAATTATCTATCTCTTCTTCTGATAAATCTAAATATTTTTCGTCTAAACTCATTTAAAGTAAAGACTAGTTATCTGTTTAAATAAATTTCAAATTTTTATATTTTAAAGTTATATTTATATAATAAACTACCAATTAATAGGTTCTAAATTAATACTAATTAAATAATCATTTATTCTTTTAAAAACTCCACAACCAAAAAATCCTTTATGAGCACTTAGAGGTGATGGATGTACACATGAAAATACTTTATGTTTTTCCAAATTAACTAACATAGCTTTATTAATTGCAAAACTACCCATTAATAAAAATGTTGTTTTTTCATTTTCTTTTGAAATATATTCAATAATTTTATCTGTAAACTTCCCCCATAAATTAGCATGACTATTTGATTTACCTTCTAAAACTGTTAATGCAGAATTTAGCAATAAGATTTTTTCTTCTTTTATCCATCTAGATAAATCACCATTATTTGGAATTTCGTAATCAAGATAACAATTTTTTATTTCTTTGTAAATATTTTTGAGGGATGGAGGTATTTTATGAGTTTTTGGAACACTAAATGATAAACCACACGCTTGTGGTATTTTTTTATCATTTATAACTTCACTATTAATATATGGATCTTGACCTAATAATACTAATTTAATATCTTTAGGTGACGTATAGAAAAATGCTTTAAATATTTTTTTTTTTTTTGGAAATATAACTTCTTTTTCATAATCAATTTTACTTAAAATATCATTAAGAGATTCTTTATTTTCTTCAAAAAATGATATCCAATCAGGATGAACTTTATCTAAAATTTTATTCATAATATTGGTTAATAATTTATATTATTTATAATTTCAATTTTTTATTAAATATAATAATGGAGAATATTGATGAACTAATAAATACATTATTAAATGAAAAAAATAATTTTAGAACAGAAAACTTTTTAAATATAAAAATGAATGAATTTTTATTTAATGAAAATATAGAATCAGAATTACTTGATATTAAAAGTAATATTGAAAGCTTAAATAATGATTTTTTATCATTTTTTAGAAAAATATATTATAATAATTTTAATTTAAGAAAAAATATTTTTCTCAAAACACTAACACATAAAAATGCATTTTATAAAAAAATACAAAAAAGAACATATCCAAATATGGAAGATCCTGAATATTTTAAAGAACAAGTAAAAATAGATGATATACATGTAACTATTCCATTAAATATTAAATATTATAATGAAAAAAATTATGGATCACTAATTAATTTAAATCCAGAACTTAATATAATATGGATATCAGGTCCTTCAAAAATAATTTTATCTTATTTAGAAAAGATTAAAAAAGATTTAGAAGAAGAAAATAATTATGTTTCTAATAATTATTATTTATTAACAAATAGTATTAGAACACTATTTAATAATGATAAATTATCAAATTATAATGGTATAAATGAACTAAATGAAATAGAAACAGATTATTATAGTTCAATAAATGAAGATAATATAGATAATGAAGCACAAGCATGTTTACAAGTTAATAATTTTAATACATGTTTTGATAATAAAGATAAATTAATTCATTTTGTTTGTACAAGTAAAAAGAAACTTTGTGAATATATGAGACTTTATCCTCATAAAGTATTTATAATTCAACCTGAAAATAATATAATAAATCCAAATGTTGGTATGACAAGAAATACTGTTTTAAATTTTTGTTTTTTTTGTAACTTAAAAAAAGCATTATTCTTAGATGATACAATTTATGAATTATATTATAAAGATGTTGATATTGTTCAGCAAGAAAGTTTATATTCTTTTTTAAATCCACAAATATTATCATCAAGTGAAAGAATAGTATTACCTAAATGGGATTTTTTAATGAATTATTTATTTAATAGTGATAAATATATGTATAATAAAAAAATAAATCAACTTAGAATTACAGAAAAAGGTGATTATTTAATAGACTGGAAAAATATTGGTTATATTGGTTTTTGTTCAGGAAGTTTTTTAGATAAAAGTAAATGGGAACAAGATTTTTTTAATTCTAATTATATTGTAGATTATGATTATATATATACAGATAAAAATTCAATTAGTCTAAGAATAAGAAATTATATTAATAACAATAATACAAGTATTGAAAAATTACAAACTTGTACCGATATGTTATCTAAATCTTTTATTAACCCACATAGACCTAATATGATATTAGTAAATTGTTATGAATTAAAAAATAAAAATATTAATTATAACAGTATTCATTCAATTGGTGAAGATATTGTATTTTCAAAAAGTATTTTTACATCAAACCTACAGATATTACATATAAATACTGCTTTTATGAGACCAAGTGATAATAGAAGACCAAAAACATGTTCTATAACAAATAATGATGAAATATGTGTTCTCAATAGTGATATTATGGATCAAACAGAAATTGATAAATATCATTCAACAATGTTTGCATATAAATTTATAGATTTCTTTATTTTTAGAGGAAGAATTATTTTTTTACAAAAAAATGGTATTGTAGGAGGATCTGGCGTATACGGTCCAGTAAAAACTATAGTAAATAATATTTATAATTATATAATTAATCAATTAGAATCAAAAGAAATAGAAAAGATGTGTTATGGTAGATACATAAATAATAATTACAATATTAAAACTCTTTATCCATTTAATATTAACTATAAAGATATTGTAATAGAAATTAATAATAAACATATTAGAAAATTATTTGATAATAAAATCAATTCAATATTTAACAAAGAATTTATTGATTTAATAACAATTAAATATTTTAATGGAAATGATATATCTAATTTAACACTTGAAAAATTATTTGAAAAAATATCTGATAATAATTTTTTATTAAAAAAATATATTGAAACAAACATAAATGTTTTAAATTCTTCTCCATATATTGGTTATGAAAAAGATGAATTAACAGATATCATCAATATAAGTAAAGGTACAGGAATGATTAAATATGTTCAAGATTACGAATTTTTAAATTTTGAACAGTATAGACTCTTTGATATATTTTATAATAATGTTAAAGAAATAAAATATTTGGTAAATATATTTTATGATATTATTAATTTAGATAAATTTGTTTTTAATGATTATGATTTATATGATAAAAAAACAATTGATTGTATAAAAAAAAATGATTTGATGAATATTTATTTATTTGGTAGACAAAATGAATCTGCTTCTGAAATTAGATATTATATTTTAAATTTATTTTCTGTTAACGTAAAAATAAATAAAGTAATTGATTTAATTAATAATTATATTCCAACTAATAAAAATAATATCATCAATATTTTATTTTCATTTTATCAATTAAATAATACTGATACATATAATTATAACATAAAAAAAGAATTAAATAGTATATTTGATAACGTTTTAGATTTTTTTAAAAATCAGAATTTAATTGTTGTGGATACTATAAATCTAAAATTATTAGAAATTAATACTAAAACAGTAAAAATTGTTGATTTACATTTCAAAAGTAAATATTTAAAATATAAGGAGAAATATTTAAAATATAAAAGAGAAATATGTAAAATATAAACTTTAATAATACTTTTTTATTTTATAATTTAATAATAATGGAATTAACAAAAAAATATTTAATTAATGGTCCTAATAATGTTATTAGATTAACAAATGGAGAAAAAATAATTTACATATTTGGAGATATACATTTTGATATTAATAATCAGAGAAAATGTACGAATAATAATGAGTATGATTCTATAAATTTTGATCAATTTTTAATTAAATTTATGAAAGAAAATACAGAAAATAATTATGATTTATTTATTGAACAAACAATTGATCAAATAAAATATTTTAATGTTGATATCAATGATATATATATTAATAATATAAGAAAAATCTTTAGTAAAAATATAAATTTTGTTAATAATAAAATAATAAAATCAGAATTATATTCAAATTTTAATTTTCATTACTTTGATTTTAGAAGCGAATTTCCAGAATTTCTAAAAATTATTGATTTGATTAATAATCTTCCTGAATTTTCTTTAATATTTGAAAATATCGACAATATAATTAATATAGTAAATATGATTAAAACAAATATTAATGATTTTATAAAAAATATTAATGAAAATAGTGAAAACACAAAAGTACAAAAAATATATTTAAAATATGAAAATAAAAAAATACAAAAAAAAATAATAAATATAATCAACACATATTTTAAAAAAATATTTTATAATGAAACAATTAATATAATAGATGAGTTACTTGATTATATATATACTAACTACGATACAATCAAAAACAAATATTTAAGTAATGATTTTAAATTAGAAATAATGTTTGAAATAGAGAAAAAAATGGTATTAATATCAAGAACTTTTTATGATATTTTTCAATTATCTGATATTTATTTAATTAGGAGAATATTAGATAAAAAATATGTCAAAAAAAGCATTATATATACAGGTCTTTCTCATTTATCTTTAACAATATATTTTTTAGTAAAATACTTTGATTTTGAAATAACAAATATTTATTATTTATCAAATGAAATAAAAAATATAAAAGAATTAGAAAAAATAATTAAAAATAGTAAAGAATATTATAATTTAACTAATTATTTTTATAATACAAATGATTTAGATGAACCACACCAATGTATTAATTTATTTAATTTTCCTATAAATATGTCATAATTAATTTCTCAAAGATTTTAAATGAATGAAAAAATAAACATTAATGGTATAAATAATTTTATTAAATTAAAAAATAAAAATTTTTGTTTAAATATTTTAACATTTGATATTAATAATTTATATAACTTTGTATGTGAAGCAAATGATGAAAATATTGATATTAATTTATATTTAATGAATAATCTAAAAAAAATAGAGATTAAATATAATTTTTTTTTACCTTATTTTCAAGTTTTAGATGAAAATAAAAAATATAATTATCACGATGAGATTATAAAAATACAAAATAATAAATCAATATTAAGAAATATTACATTTATTAATTATAATTATAATTTAACAGAATATAATAACTTGATAAATTTTATAAAAAAATATGAAAGTATATTATATTTTAATAGAGGAACTATAGAATTATTTATCTATGATTTAACACAATTAATTATAGAACTTAATTTAATAGTTCAAAGAAAAATACCAAAAAAAATTAAAAAAGATATTAAAATAGCTTTAGAATATATTTATATTAATTATTTTAAAAATAAAATAAATATAATAATTTATGATTGTAATGAAATAATAAAATATTGTGAAATAAATATAAATAAATTAAAAGAAACTATTTACAATAGTCAAGAATATTATGAAACAATTAAATATATTTATAAATCAAAAGGAATGTTATGTATAAATATTAATTATATATTAAATTTTATAAATACATTTGATATATTAATCAATTTATATAATAGTCAAATAAAAGATAATATTTTATAT